AACTTGTTGATTTATTGAGAGTTAATAGTATGGACTGACATATTGTCAGATGTGTGACATTATGTCAATCCCCACAATTATCACTTCATTACAATCAATAATAATAAAACAATCATCCAATAATGTATGACTGTTTTTACTGTTACAGTGATAATACAAAACTACACTCCAACAAGCAAACAATCGAACAAACACATATTAATTGTTGTTAAATGTCTTCAATTGAGTACCAATAATATTGAAAGTGCTACTGAAATTGGGTGCAAATGTAAAGGAAAGTACACTACTACAGGACTGTGGTGAGAGTAATATTAATTACTCAAGAGACTTAGTGATGATAGGAAGAACAGGAATCAACATAAAAACTACACAGAGAGTAAGAAGGTTATGAAGCTAAATATATTAGGTAAGAATTAAGGCATATTAAAGACAGCAACTAATATTATATGATTTAGGGATTAGGAAGTAGTACATGGCAGTACATAACTCAATTGCAGTTATTGATAGTTCGAGTCTATCATACTTCCCTTTTATCAACTTATAAACAAACAATCAAATGAACAAAAAGCATTTTATTATGACTACAGATAAACAGAAAGCTGCTGTTCACTTTTGTGAAGAGTGGCTTAATGTCACATTCAATGGTGATATTAACAATTTCCAACAAGTAAGTAATTTTCTCTCAGAATATTTAGAGGAAGCCAAACTAACTTATGAGGAAATTGCATGTGAGTATGAATCTTATTTATGGGACTTAATGGACTAAGTTATGGCAAGATATAGAGTAAATCCTAATGCAATATGTAGTTCAAAGAATTACAAGCAATCAAAGAAATTACACATGGATATGTTAAAGAGAAATCATGAAGTATTCATGGAAATGGTAGTAAAGGAAGAAATAGTTATCAAGAGACAGGCATATATTAAGGTATTTGGTAACTTGGTAGCTATTACTCCAGGGGAAATAGCAAGATTTGAAAAGGAGATGACTATAATATGGAAGTAATATTATTCATAGTGGCTTTGGTATTCCATACCATAATCCTCTACATTATATTTGATTGCTGTAACAAATCTTAAATAAATATACAGTGACAATTAGAGAGTTATATATCTTTGCCCAATCTCATGCTCTTCTTGACAAGAGTGTGGGACTGGTCATTGATGAATATATAAAGCACATCTCTGTACATAATAATACCTTAGCTCATAGCAACATTATGAATAATCAAGGCAATGAATCTATGAGTAAGTCTAACACAGACTATAAGAATAAGGTAGAATTTAGTACAGAAGATGTGCTTGAATTATTTTCAACTTAACAAGCAATTAAACAAAATGAACAAATTTAAGTTTATAATCAAAGGCATATTGTTATGGACAACAGCCTTTGTGACTATACTCTTTGTAGCAGGAGTAGATAGCATCTATGACAATGGATATTTCTTTCAGACTCTTATAGCTATTGCAGTAATGATATTCTGTTGCTATAAGCTAATCTCGGAGGAAGAGTTTGAAGTATTGTCTTTGTACAGATGGTTTAACAAAATAATAGGAGAAGAATCAACTAAATTGTATAATTATGGAAATTCCAGAAATTTGGTATAGTTAGAAAAGCCCAAGCATTTAACTTGGTACATGTTAATTGTGGGTAAGGGAATATGCAACCTGCAAGATGCTTGAATAACTATTGAGAAGTAAACCATAAGTTCCCTATGAGAGACTTCTCTTTAAATCAAATAAATAGAGTATGAGGTGGGAAGTGAAATATCGAAATAATGTATATGAAGAAATACATTATGTATATTATCCCTATATAGACCATAGGGGATGTGCTACAGACCCTTGGAAATTATGGCATAAAGATTTTGTTCCGGAAGGTCATGATGATTCTTTTTATGACTATTTGGGAGCAGAATTAGTTAATTAACCACCTTGCAAGGGATATAAAAAAAAAGTAGTAATATGGATATAAATAAATTAGAAAGAGCAAATATCTTAGCTAAGAGTTTGATTCCTAAAATAGATGACCTTTTAGCTACGTCTTCAAATTCAAATATTAGGCTTATTGATACCATTCGGGGACTATTACAGCATGATAGGGAATTTAAGACTAAATTCGAGCAGTTTCTGCATGAAACAAGACAGAGACTTCAAAAAGAGCTTGATGAGCTATAGTAACCTAACCACCCTCTCTTGTAAAAGGGAGATGGTAAAAAGAAGAGAATATGAATGAACGAAAATGCAAGAAGTTATTCTACAAAGAGAGTGCTAAATGGCTTCTGAAAAGAGGTTGGACTGATGGTTATGTAAGTCCTAATACTATAAAATATGTAGTAAGAAAGTTAGAAAAACTCACAAAGTTAAAACTTATATACTACTTACACAATAGAGTTGAAAAAGATTGCTTTGTAATAAGAAAGAAGGAATAGATTGCTTCTATTATCTGTAAAGATAGTAGAAGTATTTGCTCCCTTAGCTCAGTTGGATAGAGCAATGGTTTCCTAAACCATAGGTCATTGGTTCAAGCCCAATAGGGAGTACTAAGGTGTTATTTATAAAGGTAATTTGATTGTTTTAGGTATTTAAATTAATGTTTATTATAGGAAACTGGTATGTGATATATAGGTTTCCTTTTATTATGTCTCCATAGTTCAAGGGATAGAACAATAGTCTTCTAAACTATATATCTGAGTTCGAGTCTCAGTGGAGATACTATGAGTCAACTACTGTTCTTCTTTCATAAAGACTCAATAAATGTGTATAGAAAGGATGCTAATAGGTAAGCTATTACCACTTAGTAAATGCAGTGCTTCAATGTGGGGATATAAAGAGGAAGCTACGTGACTTTAATAATGATGTTTCAAGAGGAAACAATATTTGACTTTGTTAGGACATTCTTTCAATAAGAAATGAATCCATTTATCAGGGGCATTTTGGTTTTGATTGCTGATTATTTGGTAAGAGAACATGCAAAGACTGATGGAAAGACATCAAAACAATAACTGGCAATTCTTATAGAGTTGTTGCCTAAATAGGCTGAGTAGCACTTACTTGGAAACAGAAAGGTGCAAAGCCTGAATGAAGACTAAGGCTGAGGGTCCGACTTTAAGAGCATTAATAGGCTGTGGTCTCGCAGAAGGTAACTCAACTTTTTCCTTGTTTATGGACAATAAAATAAGGTGGTGGAAATGCTGTAAATCTGGTCAGCCCAGTGGGTAACTAACCACATTAAAAAGTAGTAAGCATGTGTAATTCTTTTATTAAAGATTGGTAAGACAGGGGTTCGATTCCCCTATGCTCCACAAAATAATCTTAGTATTAACTAAAACATGTGAATATTTATTTGTGATTAATTTATTTTTAATAGAATTATGATTGATATTAAATTGAATCTAAGTATTGAACTTCCAGGAAGTACTATGCTTAGTAAGGAGGAGTGCCTTAAAACAACTCACAAAGTGATTGAGAAGAAGACCAAAGCTGGTAAAATCTACAAGAAAACCATTGAGGTAAAAGTAGAGGATTGGGACAAGATGGAGAAGCACTCTATGAGAGTGGCTAACATGGATGGTACCAATCCAGAGATTATCACTTTCCATACAAGAAAGTGTAAACCAGCTACACAGTCCCTGAACATGAGCAAGGAGGCTTATGAGTATATGATTGACAAGGATTCTTGTCCTTCATGGTCTAAGCCTGGCAAGTGGGCTGCAATGAGTGAAAAGGAAAGACTTGAAGCTCATTTGCAGAGAACAGTAGAATACCTTGGAGGTATATCATATACCTATCAGGTGTTTGAGAACTAAATGGGAATGTTCTCATAGTAAGGGTAGGGGTACTAATAATACCCTTATCCTTCTTTTTTACAACCTACTGACTAAGTAGGATAAAACTGAGAGACTATGGAATATGTTGTCCTAAACTAGAATAATATGATAGTATATAATGTATTACTTCTCATTGCATTATGTGTTTGGGTTATCATAATGTACAATAGGTATCTTCCCAGAATTGATATAGTCAAGTCATGGAATAAATACATTGTACTATTGTGGTATAACAAATGGTATTGGGATGGGCAGTATAAGAGGACTTACATAAAACTGTTTGAGATATGATAGAATTTACTATTAATAGGAACAGGAATGGAAAGAAGTCAAGATGGGCTAAAAAGTACCCAAGGAAGAGAATATTAAAGAGAGGTAGTGAGAAGGCTGCTGGATGGTATTTTCATAATTGGCTTGATGATGGTTATCACCATTTCCACGGGGATTTGCATAAATTCCTATTGAAGAATATAGGCAGACCAGTAGATAAGGTGTTTTCTGAGTTCTTACAGAGATGTAGAAAAGGGACTGAGAAGTTTAACTTAAAAGAACAATTCTATGATATGTTTAAAGAAAAAGAGGACATAGACTATAGAGGAGGTTTCTACCTGTCCAATGGCATTATCAATTACAAGAAGAGAAGCAAAAGACCTGAAGGCTCTTATGCTCCATCACCTTTTACATTAAAGCAACTTAATACTCGAAGTCTTCCAAGCAAGAGAAAGTTGTATGATATATGTAAGAGAGCTAAGGAGACACATAAGAAGCAACTTCTTGGTACATTCTACATCTCAACTGGTTTATATAAGACAAGAAAGGCTACAGTATATGTAGTTGCAAAGTTAGACTATGTGGCATCTTATTTTTATATGGGGATTGCCAAAATAGCAGAGGTAGGATTAGGTGTTGGGTTCTATGTATATAGAGCACAAGATGGGAAAGAATATATTGACCCAAGGTACACCACCTACTCTGAATATAAATGGTCAAGCAATAAGAAGTTGCCTGACTATGTATTTCTGACCAAAGAAGGAGACTAAAGTCTCACTGACTAAGCAATAAGTTTAACAAAAAAAAAAAGCATGAAGAAAGTAGATTATGGGTAAAGTAGTAGTAAAAGTTGCTGTATGGTTTGTAATCTTCATTGTCCTATTGACATTAGGACTTGAAATGATTTCAGCACCTAATACCATTGAGAATGTGATAGGATTCTTTATGGTAGTGGCAATATTATATCTATCAGTCAGAACAAAATGTTTAACAGCAATTAAATTAGAAAGAAAACATGAAAAGTAAATTGATTTTGGGGCTTCTGTCCCTGTTTATGGTGTTCTCATTGACATCCTGTGGATATGAAAGAGTAGATGCAGGTTGTGAAGGCATTAAAGTGAATCTCTATGGCTCTGACAAGGGTGTAGATGATGTATCTTTGGTTACTGGTGCAGTGTGGTATAATCCATTCACTGAGCAGGTTTATGAGTATCCTACTTATGTCCAGACAGTAGATTATCCTGCTTTTACAATTAATGCAAAGGATGGTTCAGAGTTCAGTATTGACCCTACTATTTCATTGAAGATTGCTGATGGTAAGTCACCTCAGGTATTCAAGAAGTATAGGAAGGAACTGAAAGATGTTATCAATGGAACTCTCTTTAACTATGTAAAAGATGCCTTTAGAATCCAGCTCAATAAGTATACTACTGATGAGATTGTATCAAACAGAGATATGGTAGAGAAGGCTATTGAAGCACATTTGTCTAAAGCACTGCTTAAAGAGAATTTTCAGCTAGAACAACTTACTTCAGGATTGAAGTATCCTCAGTCTATTGTTGATGCAGTTAATGCCAAAAATGCTGCGATTCAAAAGGCACAAAAGGCTCAGAATGAGTTAGCTGTAGTAAAGGCAGAGGCAGAGAAAAAGGTAGTTGCAGCACAGGCTGAAGCAGAGGCTAATAAGCTTAGAACACAGGCTTTGACTCCTATGATTCTCAAGCAGCAGTGGATTGATAAATGGGATGGTAAGCTTCCTGTATATGGTAGTTTGCCTACATTGTTTAAAGGCATTGAGTAACTATATTCAAGGATAAATTCTTTTTAAGAAAGATATGAGAAATAAATGGTTGAAAGCACTCATTGTAGCAGCTACAGTAGTGCCGTGGAGTGTAGTAATTATATTACTCTTGCAAGTCAAGAGTATAGTTTCTCAACAGCCAAAGGTTGAAACTGTCCCTGTAATAGAGGTAGCTGATGCCATTATTAATGAGCAACCAAAGTTCTTCTCTCAGACCCCTAAGGAGGGTCTGGAGGAGGCTTTGTCTTATTATGGTTTAGAGCATAAAGATATTGTCTATGCTCAAGCTGTCCTTGAAACAGGGCATTTCAAATCTAAGGCTTGCTTGGAATATAATAATCTCTTTGGTCTTTATAATAGTAAAGAAAAGAGATATTGTAAGTTCAAGCATTGGACTGAAAGTGTTGTAGCTTATAAGGAGTGGATACAGAAGAAATATCAACCTCCGGATAACTATTATACCTTTCTTGAGAATATTAACTATGCAAGTGATAAAGAATACATAAGTACATTAAAAAGTATTGTAAACAAAAAATGACAAGAGAAGAAGTGAATAACTTGGCTTTGTCTAAGATAGATAAGGCTAAGTACTTGATACTTGAGTTGATAACTGGAATGGGTAAGACCAAGGTAGCAATAGACCTCATTAATCATATATGTGATAGGGTATTCAGGAATGATGAAAGCCCTACTACTATACTTATTCTTGTAGCTAAGACTGTACATAAGCAGACTTGGAAGGATGAGATTGAGAAATGGGGAGGTATCAAGTCTGACTATATTACCATTGAGTGTTATGAGTCACTAAAGAACTATGAGAACTCATACTTTGATGTAGTAGTGGCAGATGAGATGCAGCATTTGTCAGAAGCAAGAATTGATGTATTGGAGACTATTCATATCAATGAATCTTTCATTGGATTGTCTGCCACTATTAAGAGAGACATGAGGGATTATTTTATCCACAGCTGTAATGCTGAGGTCATTAAATGTGGTCTCAAGGAAGCTGTAGAAGATGAAGTATTACCTGAGCCTACAGTATATCTGTTGCCTTTGACCTTGGATAATTCTATATGTAAATACAGAACCAAAAGATTTGGTAAGGAGGTTACTACTACTCAGAAAGGTTATTATGATAGTGTCTCTTCACTTATAGAGTGGTACAAGAATAAGTACTTTAACTCAAGAAATGAGAGAATGAAGAACTTATGGCTTTCAACAGCAGGCAAAAGGCTGAAGTGGTGTGCTGAACAGAAGGAAGCCCTTGTACTATCTCTTCTTGACAAGTTCAGGAATTACAAGACTTTGACTTTCTGTAGTAGTATTGAACAGTCAGAGAGGTTAGGTAAATACAATATCACCTCGAAGAATAAGGCTTCAGTGAAGAACCTTGAAATGTTTAATCTTAACAAGATTAAGCATATCACTGCCTGTAACATACTCAATGAAGGTGTGAACTTGACTAATTGTAGGATAGGTATATTCTGCAATTTGAATAGTTCGGAGATTGTAGTAAAGCAAAGAGTTGGTAGAATACTTAGACATAAGTCTCCTATTATCATCATACCTTACTTCAAGGATACAAGGGAAGAAGAACTTGTGCAGAAGATGATAGAGGAGTACTCTGAGGATTCTATCATTAGTGTTGATAGTATTAATGACATTAAGCTATGACAATATGTTTAAGTAAGGAAGGGTGTCAGAAGAACAACATTAGTCTTGCTGAGGCTCTTTTAATGCTTGCCATCCATAATAATGCTGACCTTGATGCAGCCCAAAAGGAACTAATCAAGAAAGGCTATATAACTGCTAACAGGGATGACCTGTTTCAGCAGGTTGGATGGAGACTCACTAATAAAGGTACTGAGGTAATAGATTCTGTAATTGTAGACTCTGATAAGAAACAAGAACCTAATGACAGGTTAGTTCAGTTGGCTACAAGACTCAAGGAGATATTTCCTAAGGGCAAGAAAGATGGTACTAACTATTATTGGGCAGATGGAGTGGCTTTGATTGTACGAAGATTGAAGTTATTCTTTAAGAAGTATGGAAATACTTATACTGATGAGCAAATCATACAGGCAACCAGTAAGTATGTGGAGGGTTTCAATGGGAACTATACATATATGAGGTTATTAAAGTATTTCATATTCAAAGAGAAAGTTGGTGCTGCTGGTGAGGTTGAAGGAGACTCAGAATTGATTAGTTATATTGAGAACTTCGGACAAGAAGATACTCTAAGTAGGGATTGGAATACAGAATTAAGGTAGTATGGATAAAAGTCTTATAAATAGAGTATTGAATGGTCTTGAAGAGAGAAGGAAAAAAGTCATCAATGGTGGTATAAACTCTATTCCTTCTCCTTTTATTAGGTTTAGTGAGGATTTCTTGGGAGTAGAACAGGGTAAGTATTATGTTGTAACTGGCTCAACAAAGTCAGCTAAGACTCAAATAGCATCTTACTTGTTCATATATAATACTTTACTTTATGCCTATAATAATCCTGACAAACTGAGGGTTAAGATATTTTATTATCCTTTGGAGGAAACTCCTGAAGATATTATGACAAGATTCATGTCTTACCTGCTCTACACATTGAGTGGATATAAGATAAGAATTAGTCCAACTGACCTAAGGTCTGTCAGGAATAATAAAGTATTAGATGAAACTATAATAGACTTACTCAGAAAGGATGAGTATTTGGATATTCTTAAATTCTTTGAAAGTAATGTTATATTTAGTGTATCTACAAACCCTACAGGAGTATATAATGAGTGCAGAAAGTATGCAGAAAGTCATGGTATTGTACACACTAAGAAGCAAACTATAAAAGGAGAATTAGGAGAAATTACTACTGTGGATGCCTTTGATTGGTATGAATCTAATGACCCAGATGAGTATAGAATTATATTCTATGACCATATATCATTGACTAATACTGAGAGAGGGATGTCCTTGAAACAAAGTATTGACAAATTAAGTGAGTATTGTGTTATACTTAGAAACAGATATAACTTTAGTCCTGTAATTGTACAACAGCAAGCCTTTGAAAATGAAGGTATTGAGAACATAAAACTCAATAGAGTAAGACCTACGGTTGCAGGAGCTGCTGATTCAAAGTATACTATGAGAGATTGTAATGTAGCTTTAGGTATATTTAGTCCTTTCAAGTATGAACTTAAAGAATACTTTGGTTATGACATTTCAAAGCTAAGGGATAATTGTAGATTCTTGGAGGTGCTTATTAATAGAGGTGGGAGTCCAGGTGGTATAATAGCTTTATACTTTGATGGAGCTGCCAACTATTTCAGTGAGCTTCCTAGAGCAGATGACCCTAAGATACAGAATGTATATAAATCTCTTCAAGACATGAGAGCAAAGATAGCTAAATCATTTTTTAGTTATGGAATAAGTAAAATAGATAAAGAGTTGTGGATAACTAAACTATTTAGTAAATTTGCAGCCCTTTTCAAGTAAAAGTAACATTATAAAACAAAAACAATGGCAAAGATTTTAGTTTTGGCTAAGTCAGGCTTTGGAAAGACTACTTCCTATTGTGGTAGGGAGAAGTTAGGTATCAAAGGTCTTGACCCAAAGGAAACTTATGTTATTCAGTGTATTGGTAGGGGTGTTCCTAACCCTAACTTCAAACTGATTGAGGGCAGCATTGGAGTAGAGAATGTAGGTAAGCCTACACAGAAACTTACAAATGCAAATGCCCTTGGTACAGGCAATAGAGTGCAGGTAGATGGTCTCACAGGTCTTGACAGATTTGCAGCAGTGACAGAGATTATCAATATGCTGAAGAAGTCTCCTTTCAAGAACATTGTAATTGATGACTTCAATTATCTTGCACAGGATTTCTATATGGCAAATGCCATGAAAGGTGGATGGGATACTCCTAAGCAGATTGGCTATGGAATGGGTCTCATCTTTGATGCTTTCAAGGGACTTCCTGAGGATAAGAATATCATCTGCTGTGCCCACTATGAGGAGTATAAGGATAAGAATGGTGACTCCATTTCCTATAAGTTCAAGACCACTGGAAAGATGGTTGATGACTACATTACTCCTGAGGGTAAGTTTGATATTATCCTCTTTGGCAAGGTAGGGTATGATGCAGAAAATAAGAGACCTATCAAGCACTTTGTCAAGGAGTTTGATGGAGAATATCCTGCTAAAGACAGTCTTGGTGCATTGGATGACCTTCCTGATGAGATTCCTAATGATTTGTCTATAGTAGTAGACAAATTGAGGGAGATTTATGGATAGGAATGAGACTGTAAGAATATCAAGGTTAGCTGCCTTTGGTGGACTTACTGAAAGTGATGCCAGTATAGTACTTATGCAGTATTGTATGGAGCATGGGAAACCATATCATGAAACTGCTATGTTTGTGATAAATGTGCTGAAAAGTAAACAGCTGTTAGCACATTGTCTCAACATAGCATTAAGTTTCTACGAGAGAAAGTTCACAGTATATAAGCTATGGAGTGCTCCCAATCCATTAAATAAAATGGGGCAAGAAAGAAAGTTATTACAAATCTTTTAATATGAGAAAATATGAAGACATTGACAGTAAGACAGTTTGCAGGTGTAAAGAGAATTGCACAGAATGTTAATCCTTTGGTAGTAAAGAAGAATAAGATTGCTGCCAAGATTGATGAACTCAATGCAGAGTATAATGCTCTGACTGAGGAGATTGAGGGACATGAGATGGGTGTCAAGGCTTTGACAGGTGGTCTCACAAGTGAAGACTTGGTTGTCAAGAAGGTAGAAGATACTGGTAAGGTTGGTAAGGATGGCAAGCCTGTAAAGATTACTAAGTATGAGCCTAAGGCTGGTGCAGTAGTATTCAATGAAGAGGCTAATGTGTATGAGATTCATATAGATGAGCCTGAGGTTGAAGATGTTGCTCCTGAGACAGTAGATGATACTGAGATGGCACCTGAGACAGAAGTAAAGGCTGGTGAAGAGTCTCCTTTTGACCCTACAAAGGTTGGTGGCAGATTTGAAGAGTAATTAGTTTAGAAACTAAAAAAAAAATAAGAATATGAGCAAGAATAATAAAAAAGTTGGATATGCTTTCATGGCATTCAGTAAAGGAACAGAGAGTAAAGAAGGCAATGCAGTAAAGAGATATATAGGTGTAGCTCCTGTATTTGTTTTGACTGTAAATCCTGACAAGGCAGAGTTAGAGAAACTCTATAATACCCAGCTTGAAAATGACCCTGAGTATCTGGGTGAAGTTGAGGTAGGTGAGGACAAGCATAAAGTACAGAATGTCAGACTTGACTTCATTGTTAAGACTGATGCTGAGAAGTGTGGTGGTATTGAATTTACCACTAAGGTAGCTTTCTTCCTTAGAAAGGAATACAGATACAACAGAGACCAGACTAAGGTACAGGTAATTGATAAGTATGGTAGAACTGCTTGGGTTACTATAGAGCAGGCTAAGGCACATGAAATTCCTGTATATAAGAATGGTCCTGCCAACATTGATAAGGGCTATAGACCTGCTTATCATGGTGAGGAAGAGCTTACCAACTTCATCAAGGCATACCTCAACATTCCTAATGTAATGAAGTATGTCAATAATACTTGGGTTATGGTAGATAAACCTGAGGATTGTGAGGCAAGACTTGAGAGTATTGATGAGTACTTCAAGGGTAACTTCAAGGAGCTGAGAGATGTTATTGCATTGCAGCCTAATAACAAGGTTAAGGTACTGTTTGGTGTAAGAACCACTGATGATAACAAGCAGTATCAGGCTGTTTATAATCAGATGTTCTTGAAGAACAATATCACTGACTACAGCAAGTTGGATGCAGACTTGCAGGAAAGAAAGGCTGCTGATGCATATCCTACTACTGAGTTTACTGTAGGTGACTTGAAGGAGTATGATGTAGAATCTACTGACCTTAGTAACTCTGGTGCATCAGGTGATATGCCTTTCCCTGCTGGCAATGATGCTGGTGGTACACCTTGGGATTTTGGTAAGTAAGTAGTAATTTCTAAAAAAAAAAGCAATGGCATTCAGTTCTGGTAAATCTTCTGTGAGCCTTGATGATATTCTAAGTAAAGTGACAGAAGCAGATATTCTGTCATATTACTTGGGAGTCACAGAGGTTCCGTGCATAATCAATAGTCCCCTTAGGCAGGATAGGAGACCTTCCTTTGGTCTTTACTCTTCTGATGGGATAAGGATATTTTATATAGACTTAGCTACAAAGGATAGTGGAGGTCTGTTTGACCTTCTTGGTAAAATGTGGAATTGTGGTTTTAAGGAGGTCTTGAGTAAAATTAATGAGGATATTTCAAAGTTCTGTGGTGGTGCCAGTATTCATTCATATACTCCCTGTGCTGTAAGAAGTACAAGTAGCTACAACAAAGATACAGACTTGCAGTGCAAAGTCAGAGATTGGAGAGATTATGATATTGAATATTGGGCTTCCTATGGTATAACTTTGGAATGGCTCAAGTATGCAGAGGTTTATCCCATATCTCATAAGATTGTCATAAAAGATGGTCATAGATATGTGTTTGGGGCTGATAAATATGCCTATGCTTATGTAGAACACAAGGAGGGAAAAGTTACTCTAAAGATATATCAGCCTTTCAATAAAGCTGGTTATAAGTGGAGTAACAAGCATGACAATTCTGTAGTAAGCCTATGGACTAAAGTACCTGAATATGGGGAACAGATTTGCATTTGTTCTTCACTGAAAGATGCTTTATGTCTATGGGCTAACACAGGTATTCCATCTCTTGCCATTCAAGGTGAGGGATATAGGATGAGTGATACTGCAATTAGTGAGCTGAAAAGAAGATATAAACAAGTCTTCATTTGCTTGGATAATGATGAGCCAGGATTAAAGGATGCTCAGAAATTATCTGAAGAAACAGGTTTTACTAATGTAGTATTACCACCCTTTAATGAAGGGAAAGATATTTCAGACTTGTATAAGGCTAAGGGCAAAGATGAGTTCCTTAGAATAATCAAGCCTTTATTTATCTCTTCAAGACAAGAGGACAATGATTGGGATGATTTGCCCTTTTGTATAGATTAAAGTTTTAATAAGTTCAATTTATAAAAAAGTGAAAACATGGAAACAAGAAAAATTGTAGTCGTACAGACTAAGAATCAGAAGAAGAGTGTTATTATGTCAGCAGCTACGACCCTTGCTGAGTTGAAAAGTGACTTGAGAGCCAATGGTATTGACTATGATGGTATGACCTTCTTTGAAGGCACATCAAAGGTTGAATTGAAGAATGATGCTTCAGTTCTGCCACATGATGTTCCTTACAAGGGAACTGTCACCAATGAGTTGGTTTTCATGCTTACTAATACCAATAAGAAAATTCGTAGTGGTGCTACTAATATGAGTAGAATGGAAGTATATAATGCCATCAAGTCTATGGGTTTGCAGGATGCCTGTGTAAAGAAGTTTGGTAAGAACTTCACTATGTGTAAGACTACTGACCTTATTGCACTGATACAGAGTAATGGTGCTGCAAAGCCTGCACCTGTTGCCCCTAAGTCTGAGACTAAGGCTGAGGCTAAGAAGGAGGAAAAGGTGGAAACACCTGTAAACACTCCTGAAGCAAGTGCTCCTGTAGCACCTGCAAGTAATGGCGGTGAATGTGTTGATACTGTAGCAAGAGCTGCTATCAGTAAGTTGGTGGAAATTCTTGAGAACAATGGCACAATTGAAGATTATGAGAAAGAGGAAGTGCTTAGCATTCTTGGGGGTAAGGTTGCAGTAAGTGCTGAACCTTCTGAGGAGTACAAGCCTAAGTCAGCTTCTCCTTACTCTAATGATGAGATTGATGATATGTTCGCAGGAATGGGTGTCAATTAACAAAGGTAAGTAACAGTAGGTAAGGAGGTTAGAAATGCCCCTTACCTACTTTTTTTACAGTAATATGAGTGGAGAAACAACTAAATTAATTGAGGAGAAGATAGAGGAACTATATAACTCCTTGATGGACAAGCCACTTCGAGTATTAGGCATATTCAATGACTTCTTTGGGGAAGATAAAGTTGATATGCAAGGATATTGGAGTTTGGACAAGTTCAAGTCTTGGATGAATATAGAGCCTTTATCTACTTATATTCCTGATGGTAATATTGTAAGCATGAACAGGAATGACTGGAGTATGTATAAAACACAGGCTATTACTGATTTACCTGAAGACCAGGTAGAAAAGGTTGTTAATGTGCTTACAGATAATAGAGTAAAGGAAAGGATTGGTAATGCTAAGTTCAATAGCATATTCATTCTTGTACATTTTCCTCATGTAAGAGTAACTAATGAGCATGACAGATTTGTGGATATTAACCACCTGTGGGCTAAGGTGAAAGTGATGTATAATGGCACATTGAATGGAGGATTCACACTTAACAGGTCAGAATATACCCTGCTTCACATCATAAGTAATTACATGCACAGTCATATCAGGAGTATCCCTACAAATGATTTCACCCAATTCCAAAATCCTTGCACAGGCAGTGGTCCTATTAATGGTACTATTAGTGCCCTCAATAGGGATTATGATGAGGATATGTGGAATATGTTCTGCCTTGAACTGAGTAAGTATGTAACTGTAGAATCCGTTTCTGGAATACCTTATCATTACTTGGAGAGGTTAGGTACCAATGATATGGAAGTAGGTGTAGATAGATTCATTACATATCTGTCTCCTGGTTACTATGAAATTGTCATTACTCCTGGTAAATTCAAGGAGTTTGTAAGGTACTTTATTAACTCTAAGAAGCTCAAATTTAACTATGTCAATGGCTCTTATTCTATTGGAATGTCACTTATTGAATTTATTGTACTCATCAGTAATGAGTTCATTAAATGGTATAATGACCAGTTCAATGAAGGGAAATTAACTGCTAAGTTTGCAGACTTGAAGAGAAATAATATCTTGAGGGAGTGCATCATAGACAATGGAAAGATTTACTATGATATGGGCAGGAATAATGTAAACAGCTATGCTCAGTATATAGGCAAGAAAGTCTGTATATTCAAGGGAAAAGAGATAACTGTAGATATTACAGATATTGCAGAAGTGAGGAATGAGAACAAGAGTATAATTCTTGATACTCAGACTGCATTATACATATTAACAACAATACTCAAAGTATTAAATTACAGATATGGAAGAAACAAAGCAACCCACGAAGGTAATCAGTTTGGTACAGAAGTCAGGTACCTATAATTATAAGCTGATTATTCCAGCAGAAGTGGAAAGAAAGATAAGGTTTACCTGTCAGAAGGTATGGAATACTGAATGGTCAGGTACATTGTTCTTTACACATGAAGGTTCATTTGAAAATAATGACCTTGTGATAAGATGTGTGGACATTTACATCATGGATATTGGAACTCAAGCCTATACAGAATTTGATATGAATCCTGATGTAATAGCCTATATGACTGAACATTCTGAGTTACTTGATTGTCAGATGGGTCTTATACATTCCCATAATAATATGTCTACATTTATTAGTGGAACAGATGCTGCTACTCTAAAGGAAGAGGGCAGGGATAGGAATAATTTTGTATCTCTCATTGTGAATAATGCAGGTTCATATACTGCTGCAATCACAAGGAGAATCAAGTCAAAGCAGGTCATGGAATCTGTATCTTACGAGTTCTTTGGTGATGGTGAAAAGCAAGATACTAAGGAGTATGTAAGTGATGCAGATGAGATTGAATGGTTCTATCTTAAAATAGAGAAAGAAGGTGAGAATTATTCCTTTCCAGACATGGCAGCAAGACTTGAGGAAATCAAGCAAGCTAAGGCAGAGAAAGCCAAGAAAGCTCAGACACCTGTATATTCAAGTGGCTATAAGCCTGTTATTGCTAACTCTTATGACACAAAGGCAGGTCCAGCAAATCTTGTCAAGAAGGAAGATGATAAGCCTAAGGTAGTTCAGCCAACTCTTTTTGACAATATGGATGATTTGCCATTTGATGATAACTATAGTCTACCTTATGGTCAGGTAACATTTGATAAAGTTACTTTGAAATCTCTTGTACTTCAATTGATTACAGGCAGTATTATTATCTCTAATGATAGTAAGATTGACATTACCAAATGGGCTAAGTCAATGCCTGCATTGTATGAAAAGAGATTTGGTAAGGGTGAAGAAGGCATGAAAAATTTCAAAATATGGGCAGATACCTATGCAGAATATCTGACATGGTATGTGACAGATGAGAAATTAGAAGAGCTTGGCTTTGATGAAACAGAAATTTGTGCTATTTGTGCCCATGATATGATAGAGGAGCTTACAAAACTCCCTGAAAATGATTATATCAAAGGGTATATTGATGCACTTCAAAAATATTTAATATTATGAATGAAGAAGTAACAACCCAAGAAAGCCTTCCTGCAACTTTACAGGAAGCTTATAATTCTTTTATGGAGGAACTCAATGAGAGTACTATACCTGAATCAGATAATCCTATAGAAAATGATGGTGATAGTATTAGCTTTGAACTTTCAGAAGAAGAACAGGCTATCCTTGACCAAGCTGTAGAGGATGCACATCAAGAAATACCTACAAACTCTGCAACTTTGCTTGTAGATGAAGCTACAAGTAGGTTTAGTTCTGCCATTTGGTATGAGAATATTCAGAAGAAAACTGTCATTTTGGCAGGTGTAGGGGGCATCGGCAGCTTTGTGGGTTTCTTATTGGCAAGAATGAAGCCAGCTTCTATGTTTATCTATGATAATGACATAGTAGAAGCTGTCAATATGTCAGGTCAGCTGTATGGTCAGTCTGATTTAGGCAGACCTAAAGTATCTGCACTGGCTGAGATGATTAGAAACTATGCTGGCTATAGCAGTGTCTTTGCAATAAATGAGAGATTTACCAATGAATCTGAAGCATCAGACATTATGATTTGTGGCTTTGATAATATGGCAGCAAGAAGACTCTTCTTTAATAAATGGGTAAACCATGTTCAGTCCAAACCAGAGGAGGAAAGGAAGAATTGCCTGTTCATTGATGGTAGGTTGGCAGCAGAGGAGTTTCAGGTATTGTGTATCAATGGAGATGATGAGTACAACATCAATAGGTACAGTAATGAGTATTTATTCTCTGATGCAGAAGCTGATGAGACAATATGCTCCTATAAGCAGACTACCTTCTGTGCAAATATGATTGCATCTTATATGGTCAATTTGTTTGTGAACTTCTGTGCCAATCAGTTAAAAAAAAAATGATTTATGTAAACTAAGTGTATAATTTATTGCTTTTGTATATACGGAAAATTTATATATCTTTGCAATATCAACTAAAAGCAAAGATTATGAGTTCAAAAAATTGGATTAAAATAGAACAGGTTGAGCCTCTTTTTAGGAAAGGGCTTTCTTATCAGCAAATTGCTAATGAATTGGGAGTTAAGAAACAAAGTATTGGGTTCTTTTGTAGGAGGCATTTTGGTAAATTAGAGGACAGAGGAAAATTTGTGAGAAATAATGCCTCCCTGACTCAAATTCAAAAAGAAATTATATTTGGGAGTTTACTAGGAGATTGTAATATCCATAAACATAGAAATTCCTATGAAGGAAGAGTTAATCATTGTATAAAGCAATTATCTTATGCTGAATATATGAGAACCTCTTTAGGAGATATATGTAGTGATATGAGATTTGTAAATAAAAGCCTAAATAGTAAAATTTACCAACAATGCTCTTTTGACATAAAGAATAATTTTGCATTGAAAGAGCTTTATGATTTGTTCTATTATAAAGGAAGGAAAGATATTCCTATTGATTTATCATTACTCACTCCAAGAGCTTTAGCCTTTTGGTTTATGGATGATGGGTCTAAATCTAGTAAACACTCTATAGAAATAGCTACTTGTAGCTTTTCACTGAATGGATTACTCAGGATGCAATCTTTTCTTGAAGAAAGGTACAATATAAAATCTATTATTAGAAAAGATTTTAGGTTATATATCTGTGCAGAATCTTCCTCTAAATTCAAGAATTTGGTATTACCTTATATACATAAATCAATGATGTATAAACTTAGTAACATAAGGGATTAAGCTGATGTAAAACTCCGTTAAACAGGGAAACTCCTACTATTAAGTTAAGGACAATCCTGTGCTAAACCCTTTAGAAATAAAGGAAAAAGCTAAACGACTAGAAGTGATGCCAAACAAGTAAAGTTGTGGCTATAAAATCTTCCACGAAAGCGGGGCACTACTTCACTAAGTGTGAAGTTAAAGATATAGTCTGAACTATACAGTAATGTATAGAATTACTGGATAAAGAGCCAGTAAGATAACATAATTGGTAATCCTCTCATTGACAGAGACCTGCCATTCCTCACCACATATAATGCAGAAACAATGTATCTCAAAACTGAAGTATAATGGAATTTAGTATAAGATTTGCACGCAGTGTTAGAAGTGTTTTTAACAGCAGTGGCCTCAATAATCCAACCCAGCTTGAAAGAGAATTATCTCTTGATAGTAATAATGTGTTTAGGAGAAGTCTTATCATTGAAGTAAATGATGATGAGGTAGAGATTCCTGTGATTGCAAGAGAACACTTTGAGAGCTTAGTGTCAGAGAAGATAGATTATCCATTAGCTGTAGGAACCAAGAGGATAATACTGCCATTGTATGATAATGCACCAAGTCAGGAGAGAAGAACCTTTGATAGTATCATAGTGCAAATGTTCAATAATGTAAGATTTGACATGAGGTTGCAGAAGATAACTACCAACAAAGGTGAAGTGTATTATGGAGGCAGAGGCATTATCTTTGATGAAAGCTATGCTCCATTGCTGTTATGTACACTAACTGCAAGAAAGGTACATACAGAAGAAGGTGGCAATAGTATGGTCTATTATAGACCTGTATGCCATGTTAGCCCTAAAGTATTCTTAGAGTCTGACAAGTTGATTAACAAAGGTATTATTAAGAAACTTATTCCTTTCTATACAAGTAAAGAAGTAAGTTTTCCTAATTACAAGTTTGGTGTCAATCCAGAGAGTAAAAAGGTGAAAGTTGTAGTGGATAATTTTGACAAGTTCTTTATAGAGCCTATCAAGCCTACTCCATCTGCCACTACTAATGATGCACTGAATGAATGCCTTATTGACAATATGGATGACATAATGATGTTGATATGACATTAGATGAATACTTTGGAGATTGGATGAAAGTAATTGATAGGGCAGAGCTAAATAATGTAATGGCTAAGGTTGGACAGGAATATAGGAGGAAGCCTCTATGTCCTGCCCAATCTGATGTGTTCAGAGCATTTGAGCTTTGTCCTCTCAAGGACTTAAAAGTAGTTATGTTAGGTCAAGACCCCTATCCACAAAAGGGAGTTGCAACTGGCATACTTTTTGGTAACAGGAAGGAGGTTGATGAGGATAACTTATCTCCTTCATTAAATGTTGTTAAAGAAGCAGCCATTAATTTTGAGGTTCCACATTATTGTATTACCTTTGACCAGACTTTAGAGAGTTGGGCTAAACAAGGGATACTAATGATAAACTCTGCTCTTACTGTAGAGATGAACAGGATAGGCTCCCATGTGATGATATGGAGACCTTTCATAGCTAAACTGTTGAAGAACCTGTCTGAATATGACACAGCCATAGTATATGTGCTATTTGGCAGACAGGCTCAGACTTTCAAACCTTATATCAATAGTAGATTCAATCACATTATAGAGATTGAACATCCTGCATACTTTGCAAGGAGTGGCACTAAGATGCCACACCAACTATTTATTGATATAAGTAATAGAGTAAAAGGAATTTATGGTGTACCAATAAAATGGTATGAAGAGTATTAATAACTAAACAATAAAAAAAAACAAAATGGAAAAGATTTATTTGACAAATGGTAAAGAGGTACAGATTGGAGACACTCTGACTAAAGTATCTAAAGTGAAAGACCCCTTCTTTGGTAAGGGCACTATAGTTCAGCACATTGTAGTGACTAAGGACGTTCTTCCTAAACTCCTTGAGGCTGGTATTGTTACTACTACCAAACCTGCAAAGTCTGTAGTTGAGACTGAGGTTCCTATGGAACTGGAGTACTACATTCAGAAGATTGCAGACAAACTTGGCTGGAAAGTTGAGAAGGTCTATAACTATCTCAATAGTGTAGATGCTATCCTTCCTGCTGCTGCATTCTCTATGGTACTTAGAGAAATAGCCATTGAGTTGGATAAGAAGTATGAGGACCATATTGAGAAGAGTCCTGAGATTTATGTAATCTCTATGCTTGATGGTAGAATTACAAAGGCTAATAAGGCTCACATTAAGAACTACAGGAACTTTGCAGCATTTAGGTCTGTAAATGATGCAAAAATTGCCTGTTCTATTGTGAGAGACATACTGAAAGAATTGTTCAAGAATAATGGATAATAAGAAGATTAGAAATGCTACTGTCTGCAAAGGCAGTAGCATTACTTTTAAATCTCAATTAGAGAAGACTATCTATAATACTTTGATAGAACAAGGATTTACTCCTAAATATGAGCCTAAGAGAATTGTACTATTGAACTTTGAGCCTTGTACTGTCCCTTTCTATGATAAGGAGACTGACACTCAATATAAGAAGAGGCTTGAGGAAGGAGGGAAACCCCCAAAGCTTCTCAACCTTAAAGGCAATATATTATTACCAATTACTTATACTCCAGACTTTTATATTCGACATAATAATATAGATGTTTGGATAGAAGCTAAGGGAATGGAAAATGATGTGTACTATTTGAAGAAAAAGTTATTTAGGAGGTATCTAGAGAATCAGTCTAAGCAAGGTATAAAGAGTATTTTCTTCGAGATTTACAGTAAGAAACAGTTACTACAGGCTATAGAAATATTCAAACAATATGCAGAGGAATGTAATACAAGAATTGATAAAGGAGGCTAACAAAAGTCCTACACTTGAATATAGTGACAATATTTTAATTTTCAAGGATAATCTCAAGGATACCATAAAAGCAGTCAAGAGAAGACTTGGTATCTTGCAGACTTTGGAAATGGAAATAGATTACGAATTAACTGTAAATCATGTAGATGATGAATAGAAAAAGTTTAAGAGATATATCTTGGAATGTGTCTGAAGAAACATATAGGGCAGACCCAGCATTAAGCTATTCAACCCTTGCAAGATATGAGAGGGAGGGATTCAATAACTTGGATAAATTATTTGACAGGTTAGAGACACCTTCTCTTACTTTTGGTAGTGCTGTAGACAGTATTATCACAGGTGGTCAAGAAGAGTTTGATGAAAGGTTTATGGTTGCTGAGTTTCCTTCTACTCCAGACTCTATTACAAAGATGGTAAAATCTTTGTTCAGTCAGTATGGAGATTCTTATAGGAGTCTTATTACAATTCCTGATGATGCAATCATTAAGGAGACTGAATATCAGAGTTATCAGATGAACTGGAAGCCTGAGACAAGGGCTAAGGTTATCAAGGAGAAAGGTGCTGACTACTATAACCTGTTATTCATAGCAGGCAGTAAGACTATACTTGATACTCAGACCTATCAAGATGTGTGCAATGCAGTAAGGGCATTGAAAGAGAGCAAATCCACTCAGTTCTACTTTGCAGAGGATAATCCATTTGAACCAGACATTGAAAGATTCTATCAGTTGAAGTTCAAAGGAGAGTTCAATGGTGTAAAGTATAGAAATATGGCTGACTTAATTATAGTCAATCATAAAGAGAAGTGGGTAAAACCAGTAGATTTAAAAACAAGTTCCCATACAGAGTGGGATTTCTACAAATCCTTTGTAGATTGGAGATATGATATTCAAGCCAGACTATATTGGGCTATTATAAGGCAGAATATGGATAAGGATGAGTACTTCAAAGACTTCGAGCTGCTTGACTATGATTTTATTGTAGTCAATAGTAGAATCCTTGTCCCATTGGTGTGGACTTGTCCATTTGTACAGGCAGTAGGTACATTGAAGTTTGGAAAGAATGACCAAATAGAAATGAGAAGTCCTTTTGTAATAGGAGAAGAGCTTTCTTCATATCTCACTTCCAGACCAAAAGTGCCTATGGGAATTAGTGAAACTGGTCCTAATGATTTAAGAGAATGGTTAAATACATTATAATATGCAAGTAGTAAAAAGAGATGGTAATTTAGAGGAATTTAATGTTGATAAGATTATAAGTGCTGTAGAGAAAGCCTTTAAGTCTTGTAACAAGAAAATGCCTCAGTATCTGTATGATATGCTGGGTGCTTTATTTGGCACTTTGGAAGGAGATACTATAGGTATTGAGGAGATACAGAATAAGGTTGAGGATGTTCTTATGAATGATAAACACTTTGATGTAGCAAAGAGTTATATCATTTATAGGGAACAGCATAAGCAGGCAAGGTTCATTAGGGGAAGAATTGATTATATGAATGAGTATAGTCAATCCAATGAGAATGCAGCTACTTCATCAGAGACAGATGCCAATGCAAATGTAACTATGAAGAATGTTGCCAACCTTGAGGGTGAAGTGTATAAGACTACTAATAGGGTTATTCAAAGGCAAAGGATGAAAGACAAGCTGAATGAAATGTATCCTGAAGTAGCAGAGAAGTATGAAGAGGATTTGAACTCTCATATCATTTATACACATGATGAAGCAACCACTCCTGTCTTAAAGCCGTATTGTATGGCTGTGAGCCTATATCCTCTTATGACGGAGGGAGTAGGTAATATTGATGGTATCACTCCAACACCTCCTAATGACTTGCAATCATTTAGTGGTCAAATAACCAATCTTATCTTTTTGTTATCCTCTCAGTGTAAAGGTGCAGTGGCAGTAGGTGAATACTTTATTGCCCTTAACTATTACATTGTACAGGAGTTTGGACCTAATTGGTATGAAAAGTTGGATGTAGTAACTACTACAGACCATTGCAGTAAGCAGAGGACTATCAGAGATACTATATATAAGGCATTCAAACAGTTTATCTATGGTGTAAATCAGCCTTCTGGCAATAGGTCTTATCAGAGTCCATTCACTAATGTGTCTTATTATGACCATACCTACTTTGATTCATTGTTTGGAGAGTTCTGCTACCCTGATGGTACTAAGCCTCAATTGGAAGCAGTAGATTGTCTGCAAAGACTATTTATGAAGTTCTTCAATAAGTTGAGAACCAAGCAGGTTCTTACATTCCCCGTAAACTTAAAATCTGCGGCTTAATACAGTAATGTATTTTGAAAAACTTCCTTAATTGCTGAAAAATCCTATGCAAATGTTTGGAAAAGTCAAAAATATTTTATAACTTTGCAGGACAATTAGCAGCCAAGTAATTTATAATATGGAAGAAATTTGGAAAGACATCCCTTCTTATGAAGGTTATTATCAAGTAAGTACATTAGGGAACTTCAGAAGTTTACCTAGACAGATTAAGTACAAAAATAACGGAACTAGAAATTATCCTAGTAAATCTTTAAAAACAGAGACTACTAAAGATAATTATCAAAGAATAGTTCTCATGAAAGACGGGGTAAAGAATAGATATATGTGTCATAGACTTGTAGCTATTACATTTATTCCTAATTTAGAAAATAAACCATTTATTAATCACATAGATGGTAATAAAAGTAATAATGTTGTTACTAATCTAGAATGGTGTACTGAGTCTGAAAATATGACTCATGCTGATATAACAGGATTAAGAAATATGTTTGAGCATCATCATCCTTCCAACTCAAAGAAAATTAAATGTTTAGAAACTGGAGAAGTCTTCTCTTCTTACTATAGAGCTGTAAAATGGTTGGGTAAAACTAATAATAGTGTATCAGCCTTAGTTAGAGGAACTAGAAACTATGGTAAAGCATTTGGTTATCATTGGGAATTTATAGATTAAAGGTTCAACGACTATCCTGAAAAGGAGTACACCCAAGTGGGTGGAAATGGGAAGACTCCTATTAAATAGGAGTGTGATATAGTCTCATCTATATGGTAACATATAGCAGTTCATAAGAGAACGCAGATAAATTAACGACTTATCTGGAAGATAAATGGGAAACTATGGCTATGGTGTATGACCCTAAGACCAATGATATTATAGATAAGGACTATAAGGACTTTACTGCTGAAATGTATGCAGAAGGTCATAGCTTCTTCACCTATATATCAGATAGTGCTGATAGTCTTGCATCATGTTGTAGGTTGAGGAATGAACTTGCAGAGAATACTTTCAATCCTACATCAGGTCTTACTGGTGTAATGACTGGTTCTTGTAATGTAATTACTCTTAATATTAATAGAATTATTCAAGATATTGCTCAAAAAATTGGTGGTAAGTTTCAAACAATTGATAGAAAAAAGAAACTTAAATGGTATGGTAATGCAAAATACCATTTAATTCAGATTTTGGAAAGAGTATATAAGTATCATATTGCCTTTAAGACAATGCTGTATGACCTTGAGGATAAGGGTATGTTTGCAGCTTCAAATGGTGGATATATCAGAATATCAAAGCTATATAGTACCATAGGCATCAATGGCTTGAATGAGGCTGCAAGATTCTTGGGTCTTGAAGTAAATAATAATCCTGAGTATATTGAGTTCCTGCAATTCATACTTGGGACTATCAAAGAGGAAAATAAGAAGCACTCTATTCATGACAAGAAGAGACCTTTCTTGTTTAATTCTGAGGTAGTTCCTGCTGAAGGATTGGGTGGTAAAAATTATCAATGGGATTTGCAAGATGGATATGTAGTTCCCGAAGATGAGAATCTGTATAATTCATACTTCTATAATGCACATGATGATACCTCAGTACTTGATAAGTTCATACTTCATGGAAGACAGACTTACCAATATACTGATGGAGGTAGTGCAGCTCACATTAATCTTGAAGACCATCTGAGCAAAGAGCAGTATCTCAAGTTGATAGACTTTGCCATAGTTAATGGAACCAACTACTTCACATTTAATATTCCTAATAGTAAGTGTGAAGATTGTGGCTACATTACTAAGCATCCTATCACTGAGTGTCCAAAGTGTCATAGTAAGAATATCACTCAATATACAAGAGTGATTGGGTACCTTAGACCTATCAAGTCATTTGGTAAAGATAGACAAATAGAAGCTGGTAAAAGGGTTTATTCTAATGGTAAAGATGAAGTAAAATGTTAAAATATGTAGATACTAAAATAACATTTAGTGAAGTTCCTGATGAAATTTCTCTATGTATAAACATAAGTAATTGCCCTTGTCATTGCAAAAATTGTCATAGCTCTTACTTGGCACAGGATATAGGCACTGAATTAACTTTCAATGAAGTAAGGAAACTTATCAAGAAGAATAGTGGAATTAGCTGTATAGCTATTATGGGAGGTGATGCAGAGCCAGACAAAATAAATACTTTGGCTTCTTTTATTACCAACCATTATAATTCCATAAAGGTAGCTTGGTATAGTGGAAGGCAAGAGTTGAATAATAATATTGACCTATTCAACTTTGATTATATAAAACTTGGACCCTATAAGGAAGAGTTTGGTCCACTTAACAGTAGGACTACTAATCAGAGATTCTATAAAGTCAATGGCAAGGAGTTGGTAGACATAACAAGTAAATTTTGGAAACATGAAACTGAAAATTAAAGTAAAAGTATTGACTGAAGGCTGTATGCCTGTGATTAATGAGAATGGTGATTGGGTTGATTTGAAATCAGCAGTAGATATTACTATTCCTGCACCACAGTCTGATGTCCTCAAAAGGAAGACCATTGAAGGAGAGAGAGTAGGTCATAGGAATGTAGAGATTCCTACCTATTATATTCCTCTTGGAGTTGCAATGCAACTACCACAAGGATTTGAAGCTATTATTGCTTCGAGGAGTAGTGGTCCTAAGAAGTTAGGATTATTCATTCCAAGTGGTCAAGGTGTAGTGGATAATACATACAAGGGTAATAATGACCAGTGGCACTATGTATGTTCTCCTATGAGGGAGACTGACATTGAAGCAGGTGATAGAATCTGTCAATTCAGGATTCAACTTAGTCAGAAAGCTACTATATGGCAGAAGATTAAATGGCTGCTAAGTTCAGGTATTGAACTTGTGGAAGTGGATGACTTAGGTGATAATAACAGAGGAGGACTTGGTACTTCTGGTGTCAAGTAATAACTAAAAAGAAAGCATGAAGCATGGTATTAGAAGTAATTGGTATTATGCTTGCAGTAATCATTCTATCTATTATCATTAATGGTATAGAAGATTACTGTAAGCAGAGCAAAAGGGTAAATATGTCTTTCAAAGAGGCTATGGATTTGGTAGAGTTGCCTGTGGTAACATTCTACAATGGAGGCAAGAAGTTTAACTTCCTATTGGATACTGGAGCTACTCTATCAGTAATTGATTCCAATATTCTTAATAATTTCCCACATGAAAAGGTAGAAGCAACTGGAGTATTGTGGGGAATGGAAGGTAATAAGATTGATGTTTCCTATGTAAGAGCATCTCTAGTATATAAGGATAAAGTCTATGAGGAAGATTTCCAAGTTGTAGATATGGCTGCTTCATTTAATGAGGTAAAGGCTGAGAGTGGAGTAACCCTCTCAGGAATACTTGGAAATTCTTTCTTCAAGAGGTATCAGTATGTTCTAGATTTTAACTCTTTAATAGCTTATTCTAGTAAGTAATGGAAGATATTATAAAACTTAGGTCCAGATATGAAGCTATAAACTACCTCAAGAAAATGCCTAAACCTGATGGTACTGATTCTAAAACTTATGTACTTAAAACTGATGTACCCACATTAAGAGTAGGTGAAGTTCAGGGAGGAAATAAGTTTATTGACCCATCAGGAGGTCCAATGATTGTGGTAGGATGTGAGCTTGAAGAAGCCAAGGCAGTTGTCAAATCTATAGACTTTGTTGAAGGTTATGGATGGACTATAACATTTGAATGATGATATATTTTGTTACTGGTCAGAGAGAACTGTTTGAGTTTCCTGATGCTAAGTATAAGTGTATCTCTGTAGAGGAGTCTCTTAAAATATTAGAGCCTCTTCAAGTGGTAGGTTTAGATACTGAAACTACAGGTACAGAGATATGGCAGGGTAAATTGCTTACTCTTCAGCTTGGTAATAAGGAAAATCAAGTTGTAATAGACTGTATGACTACTGATGTCAAGCAGTATAAGGATTATCTTGAAAGTGACAGATTATTCATTATTCATAATGCAAAGTTTGATTTAAGATGGCTGTATAAGGAACATATTGTAGTCAGAAATGTCTATGATACTTATTTAGCTGAAAAAATTCTATTTCTTGGATTCCCACCTGGCATTGTATCTTTGTCCTTGCAGGCTTGTTGTGATAGGTATTTAGGTATCTTTCTTGATAAGACTGTTAGAGGACAGATACATGCAGGTATGACAGAAGAGGTTATAGTTTATGCAGCAAATGATGTTGTGCATCTTGAGGATATTATGAACTTACAGCTCAAAACTATCACTGCAAGAGGTCAGAAAGTGGCACTTGACATTGAAAATGAGTTTGTAAGAGTCCTTGCATATATTGAATATTGTGGTATTAAACTTGACCCTGTTAAATGGAAGGCTAAGATGGATAAGGATGCTGAGAGGTTAAGAGTTGCTGAACAGAAACTTAATGAGTGGGCAGTGGATTATGTAATGAAGAAGGGTGACTCTTCTCTCATAGCAAGAAACTATGATATTCATAAGAAAGGCAAGCCAGCCAAACTTGCAGATAATGTGTATGTGGTAATACCACAGCCTTCATTATTTGCTGAGTTTGATACTGGACCTCAATGTATCATTAACTGGAATAGTTCTAAGCAGGTAATCAGATTGTTTGAGGAACTTGGGTTTGACCTATTAGTCAAAGACAAGAAAACAGGCAAGATGAAAAAGTCTGTGGAGTCTAAGTTTATAGAGTTGCAAGCAAGTAAGAGCAGTATTGTTCCTTTATACTTGGAATATTCAGCAGCTTTCAAGGTAGTGACATCTTTTGGTCAGAACTTCCTTGATGCCATTAATCCTGTTACACAGAGAATCCACCCAACATTCAATCAAATGATGGATACAGGTAGGTTGAGTTGTGGTTCAGGAGGAAAAGGCAAGGGAGGTAAGACTAAAGATGATGATATTGCAGAGGAGGCAGATGATAACAAAGACACTTCTACACAAGCAAATGATAAGAGTGTTAATGTTCAACAACTGCCAGCCACAGAAGAAACAAGGGCAGCATTTGTACCTGAAAAGGGTCATTTGCTGGTAGATTGTGATTATGGAGACCAAGAGGGTCATGTATTCACTGAACTATCCAATGATAGGGAATGGATTGCATTTTATAATGACCCTGCCCAGAGAGATGGACATTCCTTTGTAGCCAAGATGTGTTTCCCTAAAGACCTTGATGGGGTTGCAGAGAAGGATGTCAAGAAGGTAAGAAAAGACCTTAGAGATTTGGCTAAGAAGGCAAGGTTCTGTTTCAATTATAATGGTCAGGCTCCTACAATGGCAACTAATTGTAACATTCCTGTGGACTTTGCAACTGAGATTTATAACAACTATTTCAAGAGATTTAATGGTATAGCAAGCTATTTCAAGGTACAAAAGAGAGATATGTGGAATAGAGGCTATATCCTAATCTCAAAGATAACTGGACTAAGGGCATACATCTATGATTATCCTATACTGAAAGGTATTGAAAGGAGAAAGAATGGTATGGAAGATTTCTGGGATATATACAAAGCTGCAAGAGATAGTGGCAGAGTAATATCTGAGATTCCACCATCTGTCATGCAAGAAATTGCAAAGAAGTTTGCCCAAGGTGTTCCTATTGAAGAAATAGCTGTTAGGTATTCATATAAGGTTAAAAAGGCAGGCAAGGTAGAGGAAAGATTCATTGATATTAACAGGGAGACTGTATATGTGTCAGTGATGAAACACTTATGGAAGAGAAAGAGTGCTTCTGATAACCAGTCATGTAACTATCCTTCCCAAGGTACTGCTGCTGCAATGACTAAGATAGCAGGTATTAGATACTTTAATCACTTGGTTAATGATGGACTTATATTCAAAGTCCTCATTCCTAATGATGTACATGATGAGTATCTAATAGAGCCACCTGAGGAAATTGCAGAGCAGGAAGCTAAGAAGTTAAGTGAGTGTATGGAGTATGCAGCAGCAATCTTCTGTAAGAAAGTAACTATTAAAGCTGTGCCAGAATTAGCAGACCATTGGGTACATTGATATGGAAATTTGGAGAATAGTTATTCCTATAGTGGTATTCATATTATGTGTGATAGGTGCATGGTATGTAATAAGACTAAGGATAAAAGAGATTAGAAGTAGAACCTATGTTTATCCTAAGACAGGTCATAAGTATATGCCACTCTACAGGTGCAGGATGAAGAATCCTGTATCTGGAGAATGGTTTAATGCTCTAATTTATAAAGGGATAGATGATGGTGAGTTGTATGTCAGGGAGTACAAAGACTTCTTTGACAAGTTTGTGAAACTTTCAGACTGGGAAAATGGAACAAAAGAAACAAAAGAGAGTGGACAATGTTAATCATCCTCCACATTATACATGGCTTAAAGATAAATGTGGGATTGAGGTGATTGATATAACAAGACACATGGATTTTTGCTTAGGCAATGCCATTAAGTATATACTTAGGGCAGGACATAAGCAGGATGCAAGCCTTACAGATAATCAGAAGGAAATTGAGGATTTGAAGAAGGCTATATGGTATATCAAGGACAGGATAAAACAATTAGGTGGTGAAGTATGACATTTATAATTCATTTCAAAGATGGACATAGGGAAACCTATAATAGGTATGATGAGGATGTAGAGCATGAGAGAGATGCAGCTTGGGATGATGTCTATGCTACATTTCCTGATGCAGAATACATTGAATCTTTCTAAGTCCATCATAGGAGGGTAGAAAGATGAGTGGAATTAAGGTTAGTGTTAAAACAAAGGCTAAAGAGACTCTGAAACTATCTAACCACCTAAGGTCATTTCTTTTTGAACAGGAGTATGGTGAATTGAGTAACTGTACTCCTGCTCAGAAGAAAACCCTTAGGGATGCTTTGTTAGTTTTGAACTCTGTAGTACATTCTAAAAGTGTAGTATGAGACAATATACATCAAGAGAGTTCATAAAGATAGTGGAATTTAATGGTTTTTATTATAGCAGATGTAAGGGAGACCATGCTATCTATGTGAATGATAAGGGAAAGCATATCAGCATACCTAAGAATCTTGAATGTGTAATTGCTCGAAGACTGATTAAAGAGAATAACTTGATAATAGACATTAAAAGGAGAAAATAATGGACAATTATAATTATCCTATGGGTGCAGATACTAGAGATGCACCCTGGAATCAGGTTGATAATCCTGAAAGGGAAATTGAGGTCACAGTAAGTGTCACCCTTAGTAAAACTGTAAAGATTAAGGTATCTGACTATGAGATTACTGACTCTGGAAAGGATGAAGATGGTGAGTATTTTGAGGATATAGATTACTCAAACTGTGACCTTAGAGGTGCAGTTGAAGAGCAAATTGTATTGCCTCAGAAAGCTTGGAATTACATAGCTCCTAAAACAAAGAAGGATGTTAAAGCCATCTCTGATTTGAAGGACTGGAATGTTGATGACTTTGAAGTGATTGAGGAATACTAAACTTAAAGAAGTATAATGAAAGTATTAAAGATTTATTCAAGAACTTGTGGACCCTGCAAGGTGCTGGAGAGTAATCTCCAGCTTGCAGGTATTCCACATGAAAGTATAGATGTTCAGTCTATACAGGGTGAGGATATTGCATCCAAGTATGAGGTAAGAACAGTTCCTACCCTCATCTTAGTAGATGATGAGGGAAATGTTGTAAAAAGACATAGTGGTCTGTTAGGTATTCAAGAATTAAAAGAGTTTTGTAATGAAGCTGATTAAACCAAGTTTTGAAATATGGGAACAGTCTGTTGGTCTTGAAGGAGTTTATAAACAGATTGAGAGAGTAGGTAGAGTATGTTATAAGTCTGAGGATAAGATAACAGAAGATTCTGCCAAGCCATTTGTAGATAGGATGATTAAGTCTGGTCATGGTGCTATGCTGGAACATGGTACTGTGTATATGTTTATGCCTATAGGTTGTGATAAACATGACTATCATGTAGCTTGGAAATACCATAAAAATAAATACTCTAAAGTCATAATCAGAAATGAGCATTTTCTTTTAAACAAGAATGGTTATTACATTACTACTAACCTAAGAGTATTGGTAGAGAATGGCTGGCTTGATGACTTGAAGTACATCTGTGACCCTACAGAATTTCATGAGAGAAGAGTCTGTGTGCACTTTGTATGTGATAGAGGCATATTGGCAGAGTTTACCCGCCACAGAGTATTTAGCTTTAGTGCAGAATCCACAAGATATTGTAACTATTCTAAAAATAAATTTGGTAATGAGGTTACTTTCATTGAACCTTGTTGGTCTACTACTGAACCTATGAGAGATGGTTTCTCAGAGTTTAGAACTGCCCTAGCTGAAGCGGAGAATCACTACCTATTCTTAATAGAAAATGGGTGGAAACCTCAACAAGCAAGAGCAGTATTACCTAATTCCTTAAAGACAGAATTGGTTATGACTGGATTTGTATCTGATTGGAAGCATTTCTTTAGACTCAGAAGTAGGATTGCTGAAACTGGAAAACCTCATCCACAAGCTCAAGAACTTGCAGACCCACTTATGGATGAGTTTGTCAAAAGAGGTATAATGGAAACCCTTCTTTAAGTGTAAATACTTTATTAAAGTGTATCCATATGTCAAGTACATTGTTGAGTAATCTTATAAGGAGGAGTAAGTTAATCACTTATTCCTCCTTAACTTTTTTCCATAATACCTTGTGTATTACAATTAAATTCCTTACCTTTGCACAAATAATATTTTAAATTATATGAGTTGTTTAATTTTAACACCAGAAATTAGAGAATTAGCTAAGAAGTTTCCTAATGAAACAGAGCAATCAGTACTTAACTTGGTTGGACTGTGGCAGGAAAAGAATAATAAGTCTATTGAGGATATTCCAATGGGATATGAACTTCAAGAGTTTATTAAGGAACTTAGAAAATCAGATTTTCCTACATTTATTGCAAACACAGCAAAAAATGCTAGTAGTAAAGGAAAAACTCAACAATATGGGGTGGTTATTGACCCAAAATTAAAAACTAACTATGCTAAATGGCAGTCTGATAACCCTGCTGGGATAGTTGCTTACAGAGTGAATTTCAATAAATACAACACTCCAGAAGAAGCACAAGCTGGTAGAATAGGTAATCCATTTTCTGAAGGTATAGGACAAGCTAATAAAGGGGAAGATACTGTACAAAAGTTCTTTACTTGGCTTACTACTGGAAATAACTTTGGAGAAGCCAAGGCTACAGAAGAATATAGACAGGCTATTATTGATAGGATATTAAGTTCCTCAGAAGATACCCCAATACTTTACTACAAGGAATTAGGTAGACCTTCCCATGCTACTGTTATTGGGTATCTTATAAGGCATAAAGATTTGTTATCTTCTATTTCTTCAAGACCAGAAGAGGAGACTACAGAAGAAAGACTAAGTAGTTCTTTTGATACTCCAAGGATTACTTCTGTTGAGGAGCAGCAGAAGGTGGACTTACTCTTCGACCCAAGAACAAGAAGAGATAGAGTAACCCTTATTGCAAGATTCTTCAGCAATGAAGTTGATAATGCCTTGCAGGAAATGACTGATTCTTTGAAGAGAAGAATTGATGATGCCAGTGGTGTAGAGAAAGAAGAATTGCAGGCTGAGCTTAATAGCTTGGATAGATTCTCTGTTATAAAGAAGTACACTCCTGCTGGTATATTCAAGAGAGTAGCTAACATCTTCAATTCTTATGTACAAGATACAGAAGAAGGTAGAATACAGCAAGAACTTAATGCAATCAATTCTATGAGAGGTGCAGATAAGTTCTCTGATGAGCAGAAATTAGAAGCTGCCAAGAAGAAAGCTACTTATAAGAATCAGGAATATAAGAAGATAGTTGATGACCCTAGTGTTTATAAAGCTCTTGCTGAGGAAGCAAGTACTTTGCTTATAATGACTGAGGGTATTAGGATAGACCCCAACTACGTTGCACCTGCTGATGCAAACCTCAATGATGATGACCCCGAGGGTAACAGTGAGGTAGATAATGAAGCAGAGGATTGGAGACAAGAAGAGGCTTATAAGGATGGATGGATGACTAATTTCAGACAGGTAAGTTCACATGAGTCTCTGTCACAAGCTGTAAGAAAAGTAATCAGACAAGTACCTAAACTTGACTATAGAGGTAAGTATGAAAAGGATGATTTAGGTTTCACAAGATACCTTGATGCTGACTATGTTCATGCTACTTTCATTGACAAGTTAAGGAACATGATTAACTCTGATGATATGCTTCCTTTGATGCAGGATTTGCAAAGAATCAAGCCTTGGGTTAAGCAAGTAACCAAGTTACTTCAAGGTGATGAGACTTTGTTCTCTCAATTCTACCAAGACTTCAGAAAGGATTTTATACCTTACTGGATTCAAAAGAAGAAAATGATGCCTGATGGTACTTTCAAGATGGAAACTATTGCCATCAATAAGCCTGAAGGTGTGTATTATCTCCTTGATGCTTGGAGAGATAACTATGAGAATGGAGTACAGCTTGATGATGATAGTGTATATGAGAAGAATGGGGAAATAAACAAGGATAATGCAGCTAAAGGTTTACAATGGACTGAGACATTGAACAATATGTTCCAGAACCTTGATACAGAATCCAGACTTCAACTCTTGGAGAGAGAAGATGTATGGAATACCATAATGAAGTTGCTTCATATGTTAGGTATTGATGCCAATCCTTCTGTATTAAAGACTGCATTAACTGATATAAAGACAGCTCCAGGTATCACATTTACTGACCCAATTATGCTTCTTTTACCACAATTGAATGTTATATTCAGTGGTATTAAGAAAGGTGAAGTCAAGTCTGAGACAAGAGAGGATGGTACTGAGAAGAGAGGAGACCTTATCAATACTTTTGGCTCTGCTTACAACATGATTGCAAGTATGATGGCAGAAGTAACTGAGGATGCTATTGAGAGTAGTGTCAGAGAGAATGATAAGTCTTACTATTCTCATGTTACTCCTAACTACTTAGGTAAACTTATTAAGAATCTCAAGAATGTTATGAATGACAAGGAGAGATTTGAACAGTTTATGCAGACTGAGTTCAAAGACTATGAGTGGTTCTTTAAGGATGGTCATTGGAGAAATGACTGGCTAAGGCAGCTTGCAGAGTCTGATGAATTGAGAAGAGGTCTTAACCATAAAGTAGTGCTGAACTCTGACAAAGTAGACTATACCAATTGGGATGATTTAGACTATACTTTAGTTCTTCTTACAGAGTATTGGGGAGACCCTGACTCTGCAAAGTCAAGTATAAAGTATGCTTGGTATCATGTTCCTATTCTTTCAGATAGTCCTTCTGCTGAATTTATCAGATTCAGAAAGTACACAACAGGTGATGTGCTTGATGAAAATGGTAAGAAGAGAACCTATGATGATGTTATTCTTGACAAGTTAGTAGACTTGGTTAATCAAGAGTATGACAGAATCATGCTGGTTAGAGAAAGGGATGAGGCTTATCAGAGTGGAGATAAGAGTGTAGAGCCTATTGCAAACTATGATATTGTCAGAAAGAAGGATGGTAGTATAAAGAGTATGGGAGGTGCAGAATTTAAGTTCCTTCCTGCACTTAACAACCTCAGATATGACAATGGAGAAACATTCATTGATAGGTTAAGCAGACTTAAATCCACAGGTACTGGTGCTGAACTCAGAAACTTTCTAAGAACTACTCTTAATGACATGATGGAAGATGGTTTTGAACAAACCTACAGAGATTGGGCAAGGGTAGGACTGCTTGATGAGCTTCCTAATGGCAAGTACAAGTATCTTCCTTTTGAAGGTCAGTCCAAGCAGAATGCAATAACTGCAAAGGCACTTACCAAGGCTAAAGATGCTTTAGGTTCATTATTTAATACCAATATGGAACTGATGCTTAAAGCCTACAACAATAATAGTGCTTTTGATAGCAGAGAGGCTAATAGCTTAATGGAGCAAATCAAGGCATTACTTACAGATAAGGCAACAAGAGGTGAGATGGAGTTGAAAGATGCTCAGTCAATCTCAAGAAGCCTGTTTGTTAAGAACAATGCTAAGGATGCACTTAGGGAATACTATTGGAACAGTAAGTTAGCTACTTCACAAATTATCCAGCTTACTACTACAGACCTTGCCTTCTATAAGAACCTTGAGGACTTTCAGAAGAGATATAAGGAGGTTCATGCTCCTGCTCTCAGGCTGAATACTAAGGCTACTTATAAAGGTGAGAGAATTGGTAGGGACTGGGAAAGAACTATCTACTTGAAGGATGATGAGATAGTATCTTCTGTACTTGAAGACATCAAGACTGTACTTGATGAAAGAGTTAGAAGAAATGAAATGACCAAGTTGGACAGAGATAACATCCTTAGCAAGTTTAGAAATGTGAATGTAGCAGATGCTCAGGCATATAGAAGTTTGAGTTCCTATAGGGCAATACTTGGTATGTCAGGTCAGTGGACAGATGATATGGAGCAGGCATATAACAACTTCAAGAATGGAGATTGGAATATCAAGGACTTCAATATCATTTGGCAGACTAAGAAGCCTTATGTTTATACACAAGTCAATAATAACAGTGGCATTGAAGGTCATACTGGAATTAAGACTCCTGTACAGCATAAGAACTCAGAGTTCCTATTACTTGCTATGCACGAACTAATTGCTGGTCCTTTAGGAAGGTCAGGTAAGCTGAAAGCCATAAATAAGTTTATGGAGGACAATCAGATTGATGTAGCTCAGTTTGAGTCTACTACTAAGGTTGGTAAAGTATAAATATTTTATTTATATTCTTGCTAAGTAGATAGATTATTACTACCTTTGTAGCAAATATAAAGATAGTGATATGAAGAAGAGAGTAAATTATGAAAAAGTAAAAGAACTTGCTCTACAAGGAAAGAGAGTTAAAGAAATTGCAGAAGAATTAGGCATATATTATACTACAGTATCGTATATACTTAAATCTTTTAATATCAAATTATCAAAAGCTCAATTTAATGAGCATGTATTTGATAATATTGATACAGAGGAGAAAGCATATTGGCTTGGTTTTATCTATGCTGATGGTTGTATCTCTGATAATGGTAGTTTAGAAATTGGACTAATAGATAAAGAGCATTTAGAGAAATTTAGAAAGTTTCTTAGTTCAAAGAATCCAATAAGAACCAAACATTATAAAGAGTACACATCATACAGCATAATGAATAAAAGTAGACATTTAAGAGATATTTTAATGTCTTATGGATGTACTCCAAGAAAATCTTTAACTTTGAAATTCCCAAGTATGAGAATATTTCAAGATTCTTCACTGGTTATTCCTTTTATAAGAGGAATATTTGGTGATGGAAGTGTTGGAATAGATAAGCATAAAAATTGTAATAAACCATATCCAAGAGTTAATATAGTGGGAACTCTAGATATAATTACAAATTGCCTGAAGTATACTAATATTGAAAACTTAGTAACTAAATATGGTAATAACAATTATTATGAAACTAAATTTACTCATAGTAAAGCAATGCAATTCTTAAATACTATTTATAATAATGCTCATATTTACTTAGACAGAAAATATAATGAATATTTGTTTGCCGTATCATTAAGTAATTAATGATATAATTACAGGGCAAAAACGGTGAAAGCTGAGATGCTAATACCGTGCTAACTAATTAAATTACGAAAGGTTAATTAGTAGTGTAGAGCGTAGGTCTTGAATAAATATAATAGACCCAAGAGTGTCCTGCATCTTAATAGGTAAAGCTAAAGATGAAAATGTACGCCGAGCTTATACTAAATGAAGTATAAGAGCATAGAGATAAAAAGCTCTATGGGTAACAATACTGAAACAAGGTGTAATAGATTTGAATGATGTAAATACAGAGGCTGATGTAATTCAGAGGCTTAAAGATGCTACAGGCATTGGATTTGGTAATGAGAATCCTAATGTAGTACATAAAGTATCTTATGAAGATTATGGTATTCAGACTGCAACTCCTGAACATGCTATTGATGCTGTTCAGTTGGTAGGTACTCAGATTAGAAAGCTAATTACTGCTGACATCTCTGATGATACAATCATTGAGGTTAATGGTAAGAAGATGACTAAGAAGGAATGGCTTGACCTGTACAATGCTATCAACACTGAGAACATTCTTCAAGCATTTGCTGATGCAGATGAGATATTCAAAGACCCAAAGAAGGTAGAAGAAATCTTACTTGAAGAGATAAGAGGTAATCAAAGATATGGTATGGATATGATGAGGGCTTGTACTCTTGATGAGAACAACAACTTCAATATCCCTCTCTTTGACCCTGTGCAATCTCAAAGAGTACAGACACTTCTTAATAGTGTAATCAAGAGTAGAATTACTAAACAGAAGATTAGAGGTGGAGCTTTAATTCAGGTATCTGATTATGGCTTGACTGATGAACTTCATGTAGTATTTGAAGGTGAAGGTGCTAACAAGAGGATTAAGTATCTTGAATGTTATATGCCTGCATATAGTAGAGAGTTCTATGAGCCTCTCATGGACCCAAATACTCACCAGCTTGATGTAACTAAACTTCCTGAGGATTTGAGAAAGTTGATTGGATATAGAGTTCCAACGGAGGATAAATATTCAATGGCTCCTTTATTCATTAAGGGATTTCTTCCTCAACAGAATGGTTCTGCAATCATGCTTCCTGCTGAGATTACTACCCTGTCAGGTTCTGACTTTGATGTGGATAAGATGTATATCATGTTACCTGAGTTCAGAGTTAGAAAGTATGATATGAGACAGGCAAGAGAGGACTATGCAAGAATGAATAGCCTATTCAATCAAGTATTGTCACAGTTCACTCATAGCCAGTTGGCAGAAGATATTCTCAATGCAGATACTGATGACTTTAAGGAATGGTTCAAGGAGAATAAGGAGAAGTACAGACTTGCCAATCCTGTTATAAGCAAGGTAAAGTATGACTTCAACAAGTCTCCACAGGAGAATAGTCTTGAAGCAAGAAATAACTTGCTGATAGATATGATGTATGGAGTTCTGACTAATGCAGATACAGCTTCAAAGATTCTTAACCCAGGTGGCTTTGATTATCAGAAGAAGTCTGCAAGAATAATGACCATTCTCAATGATTCTTATGAGAGTGACTTGGCTCAAGCATTAAAGGATGTAGGTGTAGAACTTAATAAGACTGTACAGAAAGGTGTAAAGTCTTATCCCAAGTCTATTGCTTCATATCTATTTGACTTAGACCTTGATACTCTTGATAAGTTGGCAGAAAAGACAAAGGTCAAGATGGACCCATTATCACCAAGAACTCAGGTAATGCTGCATCAACAGAACATGACTGGTGCTAAGTTGATTGGTATTTATGCCAACCATAATGCAAACCATGCTTTGATGCAACATACTCAGTTAGCTTTGGATGAAGAAAATGGCTCATTTGTATTGAATGGAAAGAGACTTACATCTCTACATGATATTATGAATGGTGACAAGGAATTTATCTCAAAGAATAATGCTGGATTCTTGGCTGCTTCTGTGGATAATGTTAAAGACCCTGTGCTTGCAGCACTTAATCAGAATACTTTCACTGCTGATGCTTCTATGCTTCTTTCAAGATTAGGTTATAATCCTATTGAGATAGGTCTGTTAATGATGCAGCCTATTGTACAAGAGATTACTCAGACCTATTTCAGGGAGAGTAGAGAGGGCAAAGGTAAGGATACTATCATAGATGAAGTACTGGATAAGTATAAGGAGAAGGCTGCTCTTAATAATGACTTGACTTATGATAACTACAAGAATAATAGCTTCTATATTGAAGAGCTTGCAGACAATATAATGCTTGCTAAGGAGGCTGTTACTGACAGGTCTCAGACTTCTGATTTCAGAAAGATTGAGTTCTATCAGAAACAAGTTGCAGTTGGATATTTGTTCAAGAGAATTATGAACTCTGCTGATGCTTTGGGACAGTTAGTACAGGCTACAAGGTCTGATACCCAAGGAGGTGCTGCTGGTCCTACTATTGCAGATACAGAGTTGAAGATGCAGAAAGTGAAAGACCTGTTAGACCAAATAGAGAATAATGACAAGTTCCCATTGAAGAATGCCAATGTAATACTTGATGGTCTGTTATCAGACAATCCTGACACTGACACTCTAAGAGAAAGACTATTGTCAGCTCCTCTTCCTTTCTTACAGGCTTTCTATACTCTTGGCTTACAGAAAACAGAAGAAATGTTAGGGTCTTACTTCCCTCAATATACTGAATCATTCAGAGCTGTAATTAATGACCTTAGAGACATGACAAAGACTGGTAAGTTGAATGTAAAGACTATGAACAGTATTTATAATGACTTGCTTGCCTACATCATGTCAAAGAATGGATTCTTTGGTTCTGAATTGATTGTAAACCCAGACTCAGAAGTAGGTGATATTATTGTGACTTCCTCTGACAAGAGAAAGGATTTCATCAATAACTTCCCTGAATACTTCAAGAGAGTGGTTACAGATAATGAGGATATAGCTGACCTTGAATTTATTAAGAGACTCAAGGTAATCAGGACAAATGACAGTAATCCTGTAGACACAGTAGTGTTTAAGAATGTAGGTCAATTAAGTCCTACTTTGAGAGAAAGATATATGAGAGATTGGGCATCTCTATTGTATATGAGTAACCCAGAAGCTCAGAAACTTGCTCTTAACTTATTCAGATACAGCTATTATAGGAATGGCTTTGCATTTGGACCTTCAACCTTTATCCATTTGGCACCTGTGGCAGTGAGAAATGCTATCCCAGAGTACATAAGTACATTGAGAACTCTCTTGTCATCAAGTGATGACTATAGTCAATTTGTAGACCAGTATGTCTATAACCACTTGGATAATAGAAAGTTGGTTCCTGAAATCCCTGATACAGCCTCTGTCCAATTCATAGGAGAGGATAATGAAGTTAAGGATGAAGTTACATTTGTAATTGATGATAATGCTACCTTTGGAGATAAGAAAGTTATCAAGAAAAGGATAGATACTCCTGATGGTCCTGCTTATGACTTCTTTAAGTATATAGGTAGAAGAATCAGAGGAAGTTATGTCTATTACAAACTATCATCTGTAGGTACTGAACAAACTAATGTTGCAACCTATGAAAGGATTGAACCATTAGGTTTCAGAAACAGCTTCATTGAATATGAATATGGCAAGGATGTAGAGGAGATGGAAACTGTAATTGATAAGAATAGGAAAGATTATGACCCTTATGCAGATACATTGTCAAGATTTGACCTTGGAGATGCTGAGGTTGATTATGATTCTATGCCTGATTATCAGAATATGCCCCAAGAGTATTGGGATTCTATTCCACAAGTAGATACTGATGCTTTCCAACAGGTATATGGCACTCCTCTTGATACTTCTACTCCTAAGGCTGATGATGTAACAGCTATTCAGCCTAACACAGAGTATAAGGATGAGAATGGTGATAATATTTGTGGTGCTCCAACATTATATAGTTTATAAGATATGGCAAGAAGTTGTGCAATTATTCCAAAGGTGAAGAATAGAAATGGTCAGGTAGTGGACAGCAAGTTATTCAAGGACTTGCTGTCCTTCACCTCTAACAATAGAAGTGAAACTACAAGACTGTATCTTATCACAAAAAGCAGTCAGTTCATAAAGGACTGGCAACCAAGATTAACATTAGATGAAAACAATGAACCTACATTGAGAAGTTTGCTAAAGCAGACTAATTTTAGTAAGGTCATTCCAGAGACTAGAGTACTTGAAAGGCTTAATAGAGAAATAGGGTACTATAAGAAGGGAATGGACAGACCAGCCTTATGGGTAAACAATGATGAAAATTATCAGAAGTTGAAACAGAAGGCTATAGCCTTTAATCAGAACTCAGAGTATAGGGATGATTATGTAGCTAACATAATCAAGATACAAGATTCTGAATCTCCAAGAGTATTCATTGGAGTAAAGGTTGAGAAAAGAAACAGACTTAACTCTGTTGATGCAGATAAGATGGAATACAATGAAAACCTTAATAATAGGTTGAGAGGTATTCTTGAATCTCATGGAATAGGGATAGGTGCTTTGACTGACCTTGAAAGGAGAATGGGTATTCATGGTGTAACTGACTTTGATGTTGCAAGAAATGCAGCAAATGGTCTTGTTGAAATGATTAGGCTTGCTAATGGTATTCAAGGTGAAAGAGTACTTCCTGAGGAATTTGCACACTTTGCCATTGAAGCTATGGGGGATAATCCACTTATCAATAGACTTATCAATAACATATCTTCCAATGGATTGGCAAGAGAAATTATAGGTGAGGACTATGACACCTATGATACCTTATATCATAGTGATGAGGCTAAGTTGGCAAAGGAAGCTGCGGGTAAATTACTTGCAAAACATCTCCTTCAAGGAGAGAAAGTTCCATCTGCTCCTTACAGTAATCTGCTGCAAAGAGTAATTCAAGCAGTTAAGAATTTCTTTAAGAACATTAGTGCAAGTCCTATACAAAGAGCCATGAAAGAGGCTGATAAGAACTTTGGTTCTTTAGCACAGCAAATCCTTGATGGTAGTATGGATGAGACTATTGACATTAGCAATATTACTTCAAGTGGGGTGTTTTATAATACCTCAGAGAGAGTGGCAAGAGATAAAAAGCTGCTTCAAGGAATCATTGAGAATGAGTTGAAGAGATTGAAGATTTATGAAAAGAGAAATCCTAATAGCCAGTTTAGTGCTAATCAAAGGTTACTCATTGATAGATTGGATATTGAATTAGCTGACAACAATGAGATTGAGGGTATCTATACTTTTGTTGAGAATGCTCTTGAAGAATTAACCAAGGTAAGTAATAGGCTTACTATGTTGCAGAATACTCCTGCTACCAATGTTAATGAAAGAGCTGGTGTTCTAAGAGATGTCAGAAACTACTTGTACAGCTACAAGCATATTACTGATGATATTAGAAAGGCTCTTATTGATGAAGAGAGACATGCAGACAATAGATATGGTCAAAGGGTAAGGGTTGTGTTAGATAACACAACTACACTACTTGGAGACTTGTTTGTCAGATACAACAATGTGGCAATGCCTCTCTTTGTTGATTTTATTAAACCTTTTGTAGGAGAGAGTATAACTGTTCCTTTTGGCAAGTTCAAGGGTAAGACTATGACTGCTGAAGACTTGGTGAAGGTAGCTGACAATGACATATCTTTCTTTGACAGATGGCTTGATTCTATGGCAGACTCTTCAGATTATATGCTGAAAGTTATGGACCAAGCTGTCAAGAAGAGTAAAGAAAATGCAAGGTTGGAGACTATCAATGTTATGAAGGAGCTTCAAGCTGCTACCATTAAGTTAGAGCAAGCTGGAATTAAGAGCACTGATTGGATGTTTGAAAGAGACAGCAAAGGTAATCTTACAGGTAATTATATCTCTGAGATTAACCAAGGCTTATTCAAGGAGAAAGTCAGAGAAATGTTCAAGTCCCTCAATGAGAAGTATGGCAAGAATCCTGTAGGAGATAATGCAGAGAAGTACAGAAAAGAGAGACAGGCTTGGTTTGATGCTAATATGGAAGTAGTCAATGGAAAGAAGCAACCTAAAGTATCAATCTATGGCAATAAGGCTTATCAGGATTTGAATCCTGCCCAAAGAGTATACTACAATAGGATTATGGAGATAAAAGCCAAGCTGGATTCATACCTTCCTGACAAGTACACTACCTTAACTAATGCAGTTAAAATCAGAAAGGACTTACTTGAAAGAGTGAAATCCTCTGATAGTGTAAAGTCTGGAGCCAAGCAACTGTGGGAAGATGTTAAAGACCAATTCATTAGAAGAACAGATGACACTGAGTTTGGAGACAGAGCTACAGTAAAGGACTTTGAAGGTAAAGAGGTACAAGTACTTCCTATCTACTATACTAAGATGAAAGAGGGTGAAAGTCCTAATGACCTATCTACTGATATAGTATCTACCCTTACAGCCTATGCAGCTATGGCTAATGACTTCAATGAAATGAATAAAGTAATTGATGTTCTTGAGCTTGGCAGAGATATGCTGAAAGAAAGGGAGATTATACAGACAAGAGGTGGTAAACCATTGGTTGAAAAGTTCAAGTCTGTAGGTAGGAAAGTTGAATCTACCCTCACTAAGTCTGGTGATGAAACAAGGTTTATGCAGAGACTGAATGACTTCTTTGAGATGCAAGTCTATGGAAGATACATGGCTGATGAAGGCACATTTGGTAATACTAAAATTGATAAAGGAAAGGTGGCTAACTTTGTTAATAGGGTAAGTGCTCTTAATACATTAGCTCTTAATGTACTATCAGGTGTTTCCAATGTAGCTACTGGTACAGTCATGATGAGAATTGAATCCTTCTCTGGAGAGTTCTTTAATGAATCCAATACTCTAAGGGCTGATAGAATTTATGCTCAAGCACTACCTGAGTTTCTTGCAGAGATTGGTAATAGAGTCAAGACAAGTAAATTAGCTTTGTGGGATGAATTATTCAATGTAATGCAGGAATATGAGACTGATATCAAGGAAGTAAACTTTGATAGAAAGACTTGGTTCAGTAGAATGTTTGGTACTTCTGCTTTATTCTTTATGAATAATGCTGGTGAACATTGGATGCAGAATAGAACTTCATTAGCACTTGGAGATGCTTATAAAATAAAAACTCCTGATGGTAAAATAGTATCTCTATGGGATGCTATGGAAGTGGTTCCTATTGATAAGAATAACAAGAAATTAGGTGCTAAGTTGCAGTTAAAGCAGGGTTATACTAAGGAAGATGGGTCTGCGTTTACAAGAGATGATATTATAGCATTTAGTAGAAAGTCTGCTGCTATAAATCAGAGAATGCACGATATTCATAATAAGGCTGATAAAAATGCAGTACAAAGGCTAGCTATAGGTAGAATGGGCATGTTATATAGAAGATGGATAAAACCATCATTAAATAGAAGACTCAAGTCTGCTACATACAACTATGATTTGCAAGCATGGACAGAGGGTTATTATAACACCACAGGAAGATTTATGTGGCAATTAGCCAAAGAGCTGAAGGAAGGTCAGTTTGCATTAGCTGCAAATTGGAACCAACTTACCAAGACTGAAAAGGCAAATATCAAGAGAGCTGCAACTGAGGTTGGTCATTTCTTGGCAGTAGCACTTGTGCTTGGTCTCATAGACTGGCCAGATGACAAGGATAGACCTTGGTTGGCTAAGATGACAGAATATCAGGCAAGAAGATTATACACTGAATTAGGTTCATTGATTCCTGGACCTCAGATGGTTGGAGAAGGATTGAAGATTCTTAAATCTCCTGCTGCTGGCATTAATACTCTTGAGAATACTCTTGATTTAATTGGACTTATGAATCCATTTAATTATGAGACATTTGCAGGTGAAGATGCTTTGATGCAGTCAGGTAGATATAAAGGAGAATCTAAAGCAACAAGACTATTCTTTGAATCTCCACTTATCCCAATGAACAAGACCATTTATAGAGGTTTACATCCTGAGAAAGGTATTCCATTCTTTAAGCAATAAAGTTAATTGTTAATAATAGAAAGGGGAGTGAGTAGATTAAGTTCTACTCCTCCCCTTATTTTTTTTTTATTTCCTACAAAATAAAAGGGAAGTAACATTTCTGTTACTTCCCTAATAAAAAAATTTCATCCTACTGACTAAAAGGCTATACACTTAACAGCTTGGTCTCTCTCCTCTTGGGAGATTGAATCAAACTTCTCTGCTGTCCAACCTTTCTTCAATAGCATCTCTTTTTCTTCAGCTTTTAATACTTCAAATGAAGAATTAGGTACTTCTCTATATCTAATATCATCATTGGTTCTAGAGAATGTTCCTACATTGTCTTTAGCTGATTTAATTTGATTAGGATTAAATACTATTCTTACATCTTGTCTAACAGTTGGTCCATCTATTACATTATTAAACAATATAGAGTCATATCCTTGTTCCTTAGCTTCTTTTATAATTTGTTCTCTAGTTATATACTCTTTATCAGAAACCTTGATAATATAAGGATTTTTAGAGTTGAGGAAAACATCATAAACACTAGATTTATATTCATTTCCTATATGAAATAGAAGTTTTAAATTCCCTAATGCACTACCTGTTTCTTTTGAGTAATAATCTTTAGCTATTTTTCTTTTATTTGTAAAATAGAAACCAGACTTATCACCACTCATAGACCCTATCTTATCAAGTTTAAAAGCATTGAATTGTTTAGCACTTCCATGGTAAACAACTAAAGGCTCACCATTTTCATCTACTACTTTAGAAGCTTCATTAGGATTATTTTCCCAATCACCAAACCAATCCTTAAAAGCTTTAGTTCTTACTTGAGCATATTGTCTTTCAGTAAGATTAGACTTTTTACCATTGGGTGCTAATAAATGACCTTCTGAATCTCTCTTAGCATTAGCAAGAATATCTTGCATTTCTTTAGAGTATTCTTCTTGTCTTGCTTTAGCTTGGCTAAGAGTTTCTACTGGTAATTCCTTATTGCTATATTCTCCTCTGTTTATCATTTGATAATATGCAGTAAGATGAGGTCTAACACTATTCCAATTAGTTACTTTAATCCATAAGTCTTTAAAGAAGTTTCTAATTTTACCTAATAATCCAGCATTTTGTCTAGTAGTAACATATTCTCTGAATCCTTCTGCCATATCTTCCTCAAGAGAAAGATTGTCTTTTTCACCATATAATTTCCTTGCTTCATCATATAGTGCCTGTCTTTCATCATTGTCAAGAAGAAGATTAAATACAGCATGGAAAGCTTCATGGTATGCAGTACCCTCAGCAGCTATATCAGACAATGTGATTACACCTTTATCAAATTGACCCCAAGCTAAAGCACCTCTTTTGCCTACTTTAATAAGACCTTTTACTACTTTTACTCTATCTTGTTCACTTAGTTGAGGCAATACTTTATTTAGCCATTTAAGTTCTTTCTCTTGATTCCATACAGGAGTTTCTGTAGTATCCTTTGCCTTTCTTAAAGTAAATTCATCTTCAAACTCCACATCATGGTTATTTATTGCCTTTTCCTTTTGAGCAGTATAGGCAGCACCTGTCTGGGTATTACCTTGATTAATAGTTGCAGGAGTCTCTACAGTAGTAATAGGAGCAACACTTACAGTAGGTACTGCATCAGGGTCAAACAATATAGTCTTTTCTGATGCCAATTCCTTAACTTTCTGAGGCTTAGCTTCAAGTCCTTTTCTAATTGCATCCTCAACTTGTGATTGGGTCATACCCCCCTGCACAGGATTATTCTTCAAGAATAAGAATGTCTTACCATTAGGGAATACTGCATAGAAACTGTTTGAAGCTACATGGGCTACTTCAGTTTCTCTTCCAAATCCCTTTGTAATATTAGGAACCTTAGTTACATGAACCTCAACTCCATCAATTACAGTAAGTGGTGTAACATATCCCTTATGTAATTTGCCATCCAACTCAAAGTAACCTACTCCCTCATCAGCATTATTCATACTGTGTTCAGGTGTCAAATCTTCAATAGGGTTCTGTGTCTCTAATGAAGTTTCAAAGATAGGTAACACTGTCTGAGCTTGTGCTGGAGTAGCAGGAGTTTCTGTAGATTTATCTACTTTAACTGCACTTGCTAAAGGCACATTAACAGCAGGATTATATGTAATAGGAATACCCTTTTCACTTTGTACTGATGATACATTCTCCTTATTATAACTCAATACAAATGGCATCACAGCCAACTTAGTAACTGGTACACCATACTGAGATTCAAATAGGTTCTTGTAAGCAGAAAGTTGTAAAGTATAGTAATCCTTTGCACTCATTCTTTGAGTAGCAGATGGAGTGGTAAAGTAATTAACCTTGTGACCATATCTGTCTGTAAAGTCATAGAAACTATATCTGCTTGTCTTTACATCATAGATTCTAAAGTTACCATCCTTGTCAATAGAAAGAATATCAACTTCACCTGCAACTCTTGTACCATCAGGATATTTCTGGAACAATACAATATTATCAGCAAGGAATCTCTCTCCCATTTGCTCCATATTTGACTTAATCCTATTAAGGGAAGTAATCAAATCTATGAAAGCATTCTCTGACATATTGGATGGTCTTGCTATCTTAGATACATCTCTTACAGTAAAGTACTGTCTGATGATACTATCTACTGCTGAGCCAGCATCAAGTGCCCTTTGTGAATTAGTACCAGACATCTTGTCTCTTACTATATTCACAATAGTATCTCTACTCTTGGCATCAGTCTTACCTCTGTAGGCAGTCAAGTCTACCTTAAACTTGTTCTCCAAGCGTTTCAGGTAATTCTCATACTGAGTAGGATTATCTACAAACTTGCTAAGATTAAGTCTTGCTAATTCAAGAGCCTTTTTCTGCTTGTCAGATTCTACCCAATTAGAGCCTAATCTGCTATGTACCCTACTATACTGATGATATTCACCATCATCTTCAAGTACATAATAAAACTCACCATCAGTTCTTGTCTTATCTACCCTCTTTTGGTTCTCATATATTTCACTGACAACCTCCTTAGACTTGGCAACTCTATCCTCTCTTTCCTTCTTTCTACCTGCAATAGTATCCTTTACATCTTGTGCATCCTGACCACTGAGATACCTCTGTTTATTTCTATCAAGTACTTTACCATCAGGAGTAAGAACTTTGTTATCTACCATCATTGAGGAATTAGCAGCATCTCCAAAGTTCTCTTGTGCCCAAGCTAAATCAAATAATAATTTTGTTGAATCTTCATTAATAATGACAGTTTTGCCTTGATTATCCCTTATAGTGTGAGTAGATAAATCTACATATACTGGATATGTAAATCCTGCTGGCTGCATATAAATACCCTTTATAGCACCTTCAGTGCCACCTACAGGAGTCTCTATCTTTCTCTTAGGCTGAGGGGCTACAGAAGCTGGGCTTATAGCCTGATGCAGATTACCCTCATTATCAAAGTAATCAGTTGTGAACCAGTTACTTCTTACTGAAGCCTCAGTAATATTTGAAGTAAGGATATTAGAGTTTATCAATCTGTTGTTGTATGCACCCTCATTTATTCTTCTTGTGCTGACCTGTAAAGGAAGATTGAACTTGATAAGGTGTCCAAGTATCTCATTATATATATCCTCAGGATTCTTAGGAGTACCTAATGCACTTGTATCTCCCAAGTCTTCAAGAGCAGTTGCATCAAAGTTTATACCTCCAATCTCTGCACTCTTGCTACTTGTAGAGAAATATACATCATACTTGTCCTCCTTGATTTGCTCTTTTCCATTAATGATTACTTTCTCATAAGTACCATCTGGCTTTCTTACCTTCTTACTTATAACAATACCATCACCTGACTTACTACTAAACCAAGTAACCATAATATCCTGCATATACAAGTCTTGTGCCAAGTCTTGCATAGCAGCAGATACATCATCCTGTGATGTAGCAGTTGATAACTTAGTAATGGCATTCTTTATATCTTCTCCAACAGGAGTAGAACTTACTGAACTGTCATTTAGGTTGAACTCCTCATTATTGAAGTGCTTAACTCTTACAGCAGCAGGAGAATACTTACCAGCCCCATTAGGTATAAGCAGATATAATCTACCTTCCTTTTGGCTCATGTCCACTGGCTTGATGATAAGGCTGTCATCAATCTTACTATTAGTAGTAAGAACACCATTCTTTATAATACCAAAGATAGGCTTTCTATCAGTTGAAGATACATTAGGTATCTCAGATAGACTTCTCTCAGTATTACCATAAGGAATCCTACCTACCATTACCTTAGATACCTTTGTAACAGGTGTGGCAATAAACTTACCAGTCTTATTCTGCCTGTTAGCATACTCACCTCTTATCTTCTCTTCAAGACCCTTCAGACCCTCATACCTTGAAACACTATAATCAGATTCATCTAAACTACCTACTACTTGGTTGTTTCTCTTGTCTACAATGAAAATTGTATTCTCATTATAGTCTGGGTCAATCATAAAGCCAAGTTCATCACCTGCTTTTAAGTTACCCTCATTTACATATCTGAATGCTCCTTGGTCTCTTAGATAACCATAGATGCCAGAGAAATCTACATTCTTTTCTCTTTCATTTACTACAATATCAAATGGTCTAAAGTCTCCTTCTTTACTTGCTTCTATATGCAATTCAGGTATAGCAGGTCTATAGAATTGATTAGAAGTGTCTCTACTTGGTCTCTGTGGAGTTTCTACCCTTTCATTGGCTTTCTTATTCTCCTCATTAACCATCTCAGCAGTTATATTACCTACAGGCAATTCTGTCATAGGTAAGTCTCCACTACTTGTTACAGCAGGAGTAGTAGATGTACCACTGTCTCCTGTAGCAGTCCTATCATCACCTCTTACAGTTCCCTCTCTTTTTTCTATAGGCTTCTTATATTCAGGTGAGAATCTATCCTTGAATCTATTGTCATTGTTTACTTTTGACATTGCATTCTGCAAAGCATATTGAGCTTCCTGGAATCTTGTTGCAGACAACTCAACATCACCCTCAGAATCTTCATCAAAGGCATTCTCATTGTTGATATAAATTGAGTTAGGATTAGCTAACTGTTCAAGGTTTTCAGAGTTACTGAACTGGTCTTGAAGGAGCTTCATAGCATCTTGCTTAACTTGTGGTTCTGCATCTGACTCATTAAGAACTCTCTTCACTTCATTATTGTATTGTGAAGTTTCTCTGTAGTTCTTAGCCATTTCACTACCATCATCCTCTAAAGCCTTTAGGGTTCTATCCCTATTCTCTATATCATCCTGACTATCTAATATAGTCCTGAACTCTTGTAAATTCTGTGCAGCATTCAAAGATACTTTCAAGTCATCAGACTTCTTCTTAGTCTCTTGTTGTGCAGCTTGTTCATCAGCTCTTGCATGGTCTTCTGCTTGCTTTTGAGGGTTCTCAAGATACTCTTTTAACTTTGCATTATATGTCTTTGAGGCATTGCCTAACTTGACAATATCATTCAGCTTAGTTGTAATATCCTCTTTCTCATCTGCACTAAGTACAGTTTCATCTACCTCATTAATTTCCTTGATAAGACCATCTACAAACTTAGGATTAGTTGCTAATGTATAAGCCAGTACCTTATCATCCTGACCTCTAACCATATTAAGAGTGTTGATAGCACCTTCAATGGCTCTTACATTCTTATCTGCCTGTAAGTATCTCTCTGTTATATCTGCATGGGACTGACCTTCAAAGTCTCTGACTTGCTGATTGAATCTAAGGAATGAGTTTAAGTTATCTATTACATTACCAATAGCTGACTTCACTTCTCCAGACATAGCTGTTGCCCTTTCAGCCCAGTTGCCTATCTGAGACTTCATCCATGTCAATTCTTCAAGCTGGTCATCTGATAATTGCTGACCTGTCTTAATATCAAGCTCATCTTTTATCTTCAGATAATTGTTGATAGTGTTGGTCATTTCATCATGGTTCTGCTGCAACTTCTCTATCATCTCCTGTTTACCCTCTGGAGTAGCATACATAGGATTGCCATTCTTATCAACAAATGGACCTACCTTAGAACCATCTTCAAGAGTAGTTGTAGTATTCTCCACAATAGAGGCAAGGTTCTCATCTGATGTGTCAAAAGCTGTATCAATCAAGGTAGTAAGGTCTTCCATCTTGCCTGCATTATCAAACATAGCAATATCAGATACTAATTGAGCATGTTCTGCATTCTTAAAGTTGAACTCATCACCTTCCTCAGCAGCCCTATTCATATCATTCTGATACTTATTATGTCTGATAAGACCTTGATAGTAGTTCTTAAACTCAGGAGAGTTTATCCTGCTATTCATGTAGTTAGCAATCTCATTTTCCCTTGCTATCTTCTCATTATAGTCTCTCCACTCATTTATGGCACCACCCTCAATAGTAATAGGAGATTGTAATGAACCTGACTCACTTCTAACTCCTCTAAATCTTGGCATACCTAATGCACCTGTCAAAGAACCAATAAAGAACTCTTCCCATGCAGAGCCATCATTTACTGTCTCATTAATTCCCTCAGCAAATGATTTAGTCCAACTCAAAGTCTCTTGTGCAGCCTCTGGGTCAGTCTTTGACTTGTAGAAGTTATTTACATCAGTAGAGTAATAATTGCCTGATATTCTACTAGCCATACCTTGAGTAATTTCCTCAGTACCTTCAGACAATGCACCTTTTGTTATTGCAGCAGTAGCACCTAATCTTGTAGTACCAGCAGTATATTCCCCTGCCTTACCTACTATATTAGTAGCCTTTCTTGCAGTCTTGAATCCATTAGTATATAACTTGCCAAACTGAATTATGTTAGATGCAGTAAGGATAGGTATATTCATAAGCAAGTCTGCATTACCCATCTTCAATCTGTCCTCACTTAGTTTGCCTAAAGCTGCATTATAAGACTCCTGTTCTTTCTTTATAGCATTCTGATATTCTATGTATGCAGGGTCTACCATTTGACCTTCTCTTGTTCTCACAAGAGTACCTTTAGTATCTTCATACCTATTCTGTATAGCTTGTACCCTATCTCTATAAGTATCATCAAGCTGTGCTTTATGAAGTTCAAACCAATCCTTACTATTGTTAAGTGCTTCAATTCTACCCTCATTTACTGCTGAGACAGTAGCACCTACAGCAGAATTAACTATTGCTGGAGCCTTTGAAGACTTGGCAATAGCACCAATAAGTTGAGGTAGCTTAGTTACCTTCAATCCAGCAGCAGTAACACCACCACTATAGAAAGCACCTACTGTAAAACCTAAGTTCTTGATAAACTTATCACCTAAGAAGTTAGCAGTGAAGGTGTTTTCATACCAAGGCTGCTCTTGTTCTGCCCTTGTATAATAGTTAGGCAATGCTTGCTCAGACCAATCATTAACAGACTGCATAGCCTTAGAGAAGTCATTATCCCAAAGACCAGACCATCTGTCTTCACCTATTGCAGTACCAGCCCCAAATATTAAGCCTACAGTACCATCAAGAAAAGTAGTACCTGCAAGTATAGCACCCTTAGCAAGACCTGCTCCTATCTGTGCATACCAAGGTTGGTTTTCAGCTCTTATATCTTCTAACTCTTGAAACTGTGCCTCAGTTGCAGTAGGTTCATCAAACATACTTTCACCCCAAGGTGTAGCAGTTCTCTCTAAGGATGATTGTACCATCTGCTCACCATGTGCCCTTGCATCATACAGTGAAGTAGGAGCAGTATTTGCTCCTACATTCATACTGAATGACTTAAACTCTGGACTAAGGTTAGTGTATGGCTCTTGATTTGCTTTTTGCAAATCTCTAAAAGTCATTGGACCACTCTTAGTAATATCTATATTCTTTACTTTAGTTGCTTTTGCCATATCTTAATATCCATAAGGATTAAACTTTTGTTCTTTTGTCTTATTCTGTACTCCTAATTGAGAATGGAATAAGTAGGCTTGTTGTATAGAATTAGCATATTGTTGCTGTGCATAAGTAATCTCATCTGGAGTAGCCTGATGTACATTACCTCTTGCATCAGTATATTTACCTGTACTGACTACATGTTGCCATTGATTTGCAGCAGTTATTGCCCTATCCCTATTCTGTTCATTAGTTGTATTGATACCAGCAGGCATTCTGTATCTTCTTACATTACCCTTATCATCTTGTATCATTACAGTAGCACCATAAGGACTAAATCTTGTAGCAGTTACCTTGTACTTATTACTCTTCAAGTCTTCCATAGTGATTTCCTCACCTGTATCCTTGAATTTCTTAGACTTGCTATCATAATCTACTTCTTTCAGACTTAATCCTCTACCAGCAGTCATAATAGCATCCTTCATATCACCCTGCTGAGCACCTGCAATAGGATAGTCATACTCAGTAACTCTTGTAGCATCATACCTTGAAGTTCTTCCTGCTGAAGAATTAACATACTTGCTCCATACATTACCAAGATTACCAGGTTGCCACTTACCCCTTGTTACCTTATAAGCACCTAAGTTATCCATAAATTGCCTGAATGCAGTAGGAGTAAATTTCTTACTACCATTCTGCATTTGTGTTTCTACGTTCATAAGTCTTGCAGTACCACTACCAGAACCTGCTGATGTTACTCTTGGGGTAGCATTTCTATTATACTCCTTCCATCCTGCATAAGTCATTCTCATCTGACCATGACTATCTTTATAAAAGTACTTGGAGTATCTCTTCATACTCTCCTTATACCTCTTCTCATCCTTACTCAGCTCTCTACTACTATAGATATTCAAAGGATTGATAGCAAGATTATTCAGTTGGGCTTGTTTCTGCTCTGCTGCTTGTCTTGCAGCAGCTCTCTTTTCTGCTCTAATCTGCATAGCTTCTTGAGCAGCCATCTTAGCCCTCCAGTTATCAAGAGTCTGATATTGAGTTTCACCAACTGCACTCCATAAACCTTGTTTAGCATAGTCAATAGCCCTTGCAATAGTAGCTTGGTCTCCCCATTTCCTAACACCACTTGAACTAATGGCATCTTCAACAATTCTTGTAAGCTGAGGAGCAGCATTAGGATTATCCTGTATAGCCTGTAATACTGCTTGAGAACTAAAGCCTTTCTGCATCATAGCCTCATAGTATGAGTTACCCAAGATGCTTCTCCATTTCCTTGGCTTCTCTTGCATTTCCTTAGCCAATGCAGATGCAGCACTTGCAGCCTGTGCAGTAATTAACTTACCTGAATATGACTCATAAGATAATTGAGGATTCCTTATATAATCATCAAGACTTGTAGTTGCAGCTCTTCTACTCAACATCAATGTTGGGTCTTGAAGGAGTGCTTGTTGCTGTTGCTCTGCTTGTTTCTGTCTTGTTGTATAGGCTTGCTCAATAGGAGTTATCTCCTTAGCATATCTTGCTCTCATATTGAGCATATCTCTTCTACTTGCAGCATTAAGTCCTTCTCTTGCTAACTGACCAGCTTGCTCTTCAAGGTCATTTGCATAGGTCTTATACATCTTGTAAGCATAAGGGTCAGTCTGTTCATTAGCCATTTCCTCCCATACACTTGCCTTAGTATCTAATTCACCTAAAGTATTTTCTACTTCTCTATATGCCTGTCCATATATCTGATATGGCTGTATGTATCTTTCAAAAGAGAAAGGATTAAATTTGCTATTTACAACTAAACTAAAATTTGCCATGTTGCTTTCCTTTCTTAATAGTTAAGTACCCACCTTTACTGTGTTGCTTACCTTTAACTTTAGGAGTTTTATTCTCTAAACTCTTATTTATATAATCTTTATATTCTTTCCAAGTTTTATCACTCCATTCTTGAGGCTTCTCACTTAAAGTACCAAACACACCTGCTCTTATTAGTTTATCTCTATCCTCTCTATTGTAAGCATCAATACCTATATTACCAAGACTATCAAACAAATTAGTAAGGTTAGCACTCATACTTGCACCTCTCCTTGCATCAACAGCATCTCTTACTGCCATAGCCTGTGCAACACCAATTAGCCTTGAACTTCTTGCCTTTAATGCAGCCTCTTGATTTGCCATTGCAGCCTTGAGTCCCATCTCAGCATTGGCTTGATTAGTACCTCTATTAAAGGTTTCAACAGCTTGTCTTTGTGCCAAGTTATATTCCTCAGCCTGCCTTGCAAGGTCTCCTAATCTACCTTGAGCATTATAGTCTACTGCAAGTAAGGCTGCATTCCTTGAAGGACTTGTAGTATTCATAATAGCCCTTCTTGTAGCACCTGCTTGTGCATTGAGTTTATTTAGATAGAAGTTTCTATCAAAAGGTCTATATTGCAAATAATTGCCTATTGGAGTATAACCTATTGGAGTATAATTACCTGCTTGGTTAGCTGCTTCAAGTATTGCATCTGCACTTGTATAGTCTGGTCTACTAAATAAGTTCTGACCTAATCCTATTGCAGCACCTATTACAGGAGCATATCTCAGGTCTGTATCATCTAAATTACTAAGCAATCTTGATACAGCACTCTTTTTCTTCTCAGGGACTTTAATTGGGTTTTTATTATAGTCATCCAAAGAGCTGCCTACATCATATCCTGCTCTCTTAGCAGCAGCCCTTGCCATATATTTAGGAGTTTCCACAAATTCTCCATTAGGAGTGATTCCTACTCCATATTTATAAATGTCATAAGTATTCTTATCAGGGTCTGTATAAGCCATATCTATAAAAGGATTATAACTGTAATTATCTTCTGTATGTTCAAGGAAGAAATTTGCCCTTTTTAAATTATTACTCTCATTTCCCAGACCATCAAATAATGTACCCATCTTACCACCATGAGCATAAGGATTAGGAGCACCAAACATTCCAAATTCTAAATTACCTTTAGCTAATCTGTAATTATCAAAGGCACTTCCAAATAATGATGTAGCCAAACTTTTAAGACCTCCTCCAAAACTTTTTTTATTTCCAGTATTTTTACTCTGTCTAATCATTTCTTGGGCTTGCTGTAGTCTGGACATAGAACTTAGAAGTCCTCTCTTACTTATTGGGTCATTAGGTCTCTCCTTTGATTCATCACCTAACTTCTCTGCTATTGCAGCAAAAGAATATCCATCATAAGACTTAGGGAGATTAAAGCTCTCCAATAGACCACTATCAGCAAATAATCTGTTACTGAATACATAGTCATTGAATATAACCTCACCTTGCTCTACAAGATTTGGGTTTCCCTCAGCATCCATTCCCATAGGTACACCCTCCATAGGATTTTCTTCATGAGTTCCACCATTACCAATTACTCTAAGACCATTATCCCACTCAGCACCATGAGTAAGTAAGTCTCCTCCAAAGGCATGGTGCCATTTTCTTGCATTAGCAGCAAAAGTAGCTCTCTTTCTTACAGCAGGGTCACTGCTTCTCTTACCCTTTGCAATACATTCTGAGGTAACTTTACCTCCACAATACTTAGTGAACTTACCTCTATTCTCAGGCTTGATGTGTATTTTGCCTCCCTTAGCAAAGGTATTCAACTCTGGGGATTCAAATGAGTTAGGTAATGAGGTTAATCTGCCTTTATTTGCAGCATTGATAGCTTTAATACCCAAGTTCTCCTTAGCTAATTCATAGCCTATTACTCCACTTCCATATCCTCCCCATATACCAAGAGGACCGCCAAAGGCAGCAAAGTTTGCCATAGCATTAAGGTCAGACTGAGTATCTGCTGCATCTGCTGCATTTTCAAATGCAGACAAGGCTCTCTCTCTTGCAATGCCCTGTTGTTTTTTAAGTGCTCTATACTTTTTCTTAGCTTTATTGCTAAATAGACCATCCTTACCAATATCTGACTTAGAGAAGTCTGCTCCAAAATCTTGATTAGCCCATTGGTTCATAACTGAATCAGCACTGCTACTATCTACCATAACAGTATTCATAGCTTTATTGCTGCCCTCTACCTTAGATATATTTTCAGAGTTCAATTTAGAGCCAAATAGTCTATTAGTAATACCACCAACAATTCCAGTCCCAGCAGTTACTATACCTCCAAGTACAGGATTAACCATACCTATGGCTCCTCCTATAGTACTACCAACATCATTTATAGCACTTCCCACACCTGACTGTAAACCTCCACCAATAGTGCTACCTATTGTGTTACCAACTATATTGCCAAGTCCACTTGCCAAACCCCCTTTCAACATATTAGCTACATTAGCTCCACTGAAAGTGCCCTTCAAGTCAAAAGGCTTAGTTCCACCTAAAGCATTCTTGAAATCACCACCCCAAGAATAGTAATGAGGGTTGTATGTAAATGGTCTGTTAGACTTTCTTATAATTTTTCTTTTAGCCATATTATACTAATTTGTTTGCAAAGATAAACAAAATATTTGAATTACACAAGGATATTATCCAAAAAGTAAAGGGAAAATAAGTAATAAACTTACCTTCCCTCTATTATTACTCAAAGTAATGCACAATCATATCATGCAATACAGTCTTATTTACATTCTCTCCTTCCATAGATAACTTAATATATAACCAAGGATTCCTCATTCTATCCCTACCTTTCTTAGTAGAACCAATAGCACTGGCTCTTGGTATATTAGCTCTCCAGATTCTAAACTTCTTCTTTAGGTCAGAAGGTCTTCCTAAGATGTTATTTAGAGTAGAAGTACCTTGTTGATATTCATTCCATACAGTTAAAGTATCAAATGTTGTATTGAGTAGATTATCACTCTTATCCCAACTATCTGACCTAAACTCAAGGTTATTGAATATCTTATCTACAGGCATATCTGGGTTAGCTATTACAGTAGTATAGAATGGTTGATATACTCCGAAGAACATATTATAGTCACCCTCATTATGTAGCCAAGGTCTGTATAGTGTACCTGTACCTTCAACATTAAAGGCAATTCCCCTGTCTTCAAGGTTAGTGAAATAAGGCATCTTCTCATAACTATAGAATGAGCTGAACTGACCTAATGGTTCAGAGAATGCTAAACACTCATCTTTACTAATGAAGAATACATCACCATTAACCTTGTCATAGTAGGTAACAAATCCATCAAAGTCTACTGGGTTCCATATATCTATACTATCAGAAGCTCTGTTAATCCAAGAGTGGAAACCTAATCTATCTGATAGATTATCCAATTGACCATTGAATAAGAATATACCTTTTGTGATGTCATCTATAAAGTAAATACCATTAGATGTTCCACACATAGACCATTTGTTAGTACATCCTATTCTATCAGAGATATATCTCTTACCATTAACCTTTCCACTGTTTGCAATTTCAATAGGAACCCCATCAGTAGAAGAAATCTGCATATTCTCATTATACAGGATTTGGCTAATACCTCTATCTTGGAAGGCAAATATATTGTTATTGAACCTTCTCAATGCCCTTACAGTACCCTTGTCACCATCAAGGTCAAGGGTAGAAGCAAGAGTAATGTTAGTCCAAGTATCTACCAACTCTCCAGCAGTCTTAGTTTTAGTCCAAGTGATTGAATTATGGAAGTTATCCAAGTTCAATTTGTTTGGATTAATTGTCCTATAGTTGAAGAAGTTATTAGGCTGAGAATATACATCATTCATCAAGTTAAAGTTCTCAGGAGTAATTGAGAAGTTACTTGTTTGACCTCTGTTCCTATCATATCTGCCATCAATGTTCACTCTTGTTTCACACATGAATGATACAATATCAGTTACTGCATTCTGGTCTTCAAGAGTAAAAGGATAAGTCTTGATATGGTCATATCTTTGGAAATAGGTATCACCTTCTTCCCACCTGATAGTAATACTACTCTTAACTCCATTATTAGTATCTACAAGAGAAATTGGGTCTCCACAAGGCAGCCATGTATTATTCTCAAAGGCTTCTTCTGTCTGACCACCAAACCTGTTCTGTACATTGTCATTATACAATTCTCCTAACCATAACCATCCATGCTGAATACTTGATACACCAGATATAGGACCTCTTGGAGCACCAGCAATAATAGTGTCTTGTAACACACTCTTGGTACTTCCTGACTTATCCCAATACATGTGCTGACCACTTGGAGCACCTGAGTTCTGTGCATTTACAAACCAGGTATCATCATAATCACCATCCTTAATATTAGGTAATATTCTTTGAGCACCTGATGTAGTATAGTTCAAGGCTAACACAGCATGAGGAGTAGATTTATACTTAATCCTAACAGGGTCAGTACCTGTAATTTGGTCAGTAAATCTACTATCTATCTGTATATAACCACTACTAAACAGGGTATGTGCATTAGTCTCTGCACTTTGAACTCCAGTAGTCATAATAGGATAGCCATCCTTTTTATCACCAATTCTTGAGATAGTAAGAAGCTTATCTACATTGCCATAGTAGTTAATATCTGTAAGACCTGAGTTCTCTTGTGCAGGTAATCTAACAAGTGATACCTCATTAGAGTCAAATACTGCAACTCCTGATATACCAGTTCTTGTGCTACTACCACTTACATAAGCATTCCATATATTACCTGAATCCAAGTAGACTGACTTATATGAATACCTCATATTAGACATTTTCTTCTTGTCAAGCATAGCAGACCTATAGCCATCAGTAGCATACTTGGTGTTATTCAATGAACCATTCCTATGCCAAGGGTATACAACAAATCCTGTGGTAAGATGCTGGGTATTACCAGTATCTTTCTTATAAGCAGTTAATTCATCAAACCAAAAGGCACCAGAGATTAATCCTCTCCATCCAAAATGAGAATCACCAAGATGTACTCCAATCCCATAACTAAAATCATTTTCTGCACCAATAGGTTCCTTGTAGAATCCAGCAGGCAACTCTGAACTATCATAGAAGTTATTAACAGGAGTGGAAGTCTGAATATCAATATCTGAGGCAAATGCAGTTAGAGGAACCATACCTACTATCCTTAACTTCAATCCTGATGTATCAATACTTCTTACTTCATTATCAAACTCTATGTCAGGAGAATGGAAAGTAAGTATTGATTGGTCAATGTAGTAATTCTCTGCATTGTTAGATACCCAACTTGCAACATCTGAATCAGTTGCAGTATCATCAACATAAGGACCAGAAGGAGGATTCCAAATACATTGAATTTCTGCATTTCTATTACTATTGCCTGGGATAGGTCTATTATGTCTAAACTCAGCCCAAGCTCCCTTATTAACTATATCAATATTGTATTGTGTCCCTTCTGAAGTAACTATAGTCCTATTATTGGACATAATACCTGCCCTTGAATATGCAGATGGATTTCCTAAGAATTGTCCTAATCCTATCCAGTCTCCACCCCAAGCACCTTCATTATTTTGATTATAATGGAAGGCTTTATATTCATCAAATGGTGCATTAGGTCTCGTAAACCAAGATGACTGTGCAAATGGTGAATTACCAAATCTATCAGATATATTATACACAGTAGGACATAATATACCCTGACATACAGCCTCTCTATCATTAATAGTAGGATATACTACAACAGGTCTTATCCTAACATACCCATTATCAAGAAGTCTATTAATAATAGTACTATCATCCAATGTGAACTCTGCTACAGGCAGACCAATGTTATTAGAGCTATAGAAAGTGGTATCTATGTGTACAGTATTTCTAACATCATTAATCCATATAGGCTCAGACCATTTACCTGTATAATGTTGTGCTTGAATACCAAATCTATACCATTCAAGATACTTGAATGTTTTGAACTGATAGGAGTTCATTTTAAGCTGATTACTATAAGGATAATATCCTTTAGGCTCTGGGGAGCTTATGCTCTTATTATAAGAGGAGAAAGTAATACTTTTACCCTTAAAATAATTCCTGACAGTTGAATCAAGAGTTTTCCTCTTTGTCTCAATGTCTCCAAGGAACAGAGTATTATCCTTTTGAGTCATTGTACCAAATACTACTTCCTCACCTCCAATATATAATAATTCAGTAGGGTCTACTGAATCTCCTGATGAACCATTGTCAGTGTAAGTTACTTTAGCTATATTAATAGGAGGAGCCAAGTCTACAACTCTCCTAACATCTGGAGTTGCATTTATGCTTGTTCTATGTATTGAGTAGATTCTAATATAATCAAATCTTCTATCAACATTAACAACTTCTATATTAAAGCTATTGCTTACCTTATCCTCAGGACTTGCACCTCTATTATTGTATGATATGTAATAAAGTGGAGAAGTATAGAAGATATTACTCTCCTGACCATACTTGTTAAAGTAGGTAAAGGCATACTGTATAACTCCAGGAGCAAAACTACCATTAGCCACAATATTCCTTTCAATAGTGATTTCCTCATTTAGACTAAGTGTCCTTACAAAGTTGAATGAATCAGTATTCCATTTGCTTACTACATCAGATGCAGCAGCTATGTTAATCACTCTTGGCTGATTTAGACCATCAGTCCAATATACTTTTCTAATGTCAGCATTCTCATAGAATGAGATAGTTTCTATAGGGTGTTTATAATTGAATCCTAAATTTCCTCTAAATAATCTCTTTCCAGTTAATACACCATTATTGAACCACAACTTATAGATTCTATCATCCAACATAGAATCTACATCTATATTCAATTTATATGGACAATCCACAAAGGTAATATCTCCAATAGAACTCAGGTCAGGAGTAATATCATTTGCAATATCTTCCCCAGCAGTAAGGTTAGTAATGAGAACATCACAAGGGAATATGTCAGGTGCCTCAAATATATTAGGAGTTATATCTGCTAATCTGTAATCATCATCTCCAGCAGCAAAGATAATAAGCTCATTATTAACTAAAGCTTGCCCAATAGGAATACCTTTAATGTGGTCTCCTACACCTGCTATACCTGACTTCTTATTACCTCTTTCATTTATCAAACTAAGCAGAGTACTTTCATCAGTTGGCATCACCCTAACATTCTTATTTTCATAAGAATATTCAGAGTTAAATGCAGAAGCTGATAAGTCCCTCTGCATTCCTTTTGTTTTGAAGACTATAGATTTAATCATGGTACTTTTCTTTTACTATTTTATTCTTATATTTCCATATAAATCCACCAGACTGATTTACATTAACCCAAGTTCCTCTACTGTGACAATAATATCCACCTGCACAGCAATTTCTAATTGCTTTAACAGAAACACCTATGCTTCTTGCTGCTTCTGTAGTAGATAGATAAGTTGCTATATATTTTCCCTCTAAAGAAAATTGCATAACTTCAGTACTTCTCTTTCTAATGGCTTCAATACTTTGTTTTACTCCTTTTCTTGTCCTTTTATTTAGTAATGGTTCTGGATTATTTTTCCATCTTTCTTTCATCCTTTCAGACTGTCCCTCACAAAATTCTTTAGAACGATGTACTCCAGTAGAACCCTCTCCACCATCTGCTATATTATAAGAAATATTGAGTCCCTTGTAATGAGCTATAAGTAATTTTTCAAATACAATAGCTTCCTCTTTAGTACATTTACTTAGTAGCACTTCATGCTTTATATTATCCCAACCATATTTGAGAATAGCATTATAAAACTTTACATTACTTTTATAATATATGCCATTTTTACCCCACCTGACTTTAGGATTTCTAAAGGTTATTCCTATATATATTTTACCTGATGGAGATGTATGTCTATAAACATAATAATTCTGCATAGTTATTGTAGTTTAATGTATTCCTTATTACCAAGAGATGAGAATCCATTATTAAACTCACTTGTCCTTTGTATAAGTGTGTTCCACATTCTTGATATACTTTCCATCTCAGATTGTGATGGGATGGTAAATTCACTCTGTAGTTGACCTGCTAACCAAGCATAACTCTGCTGAGTATTCTGTAATACAGCAGGAGCAATCTTACCCATATCAAATAAAATGGTAAATGCCTCTCTCTTTATATATGCTTCAAGTGCCTTCAGGAATACAGGATTATCAATAAGTAGTGGAAATCCATCCTTGTCTACTGGGATTGCCTTATAGGACACTGATACATCTCCTGTCTTAAAGGATACATATAGTACTTGTCCTTGTGTTTTGAAGGACAATTCTTGTGGTATCTTGTAACCAGCACTTCTGTCATAGTGCTCTCTTGGCATGAAATTATCAGTCATACTTCTAAGACATACACCAGTCTTACATTCCTTAATCTGGTTTATTTGAATGCAGTTGCATGGCAATTTAGCTCTAAAGTCCTCTATATGAAGAACCTCCTCTTTGTCTTGATATAACTTTGGCAGACCAAATATGCCAATAAAATCAATAGTATATTGCACAGCTTGTTCCAAAGTAATATCTTGAAGAAGAGGATGTCTTAATACTCTACTCAGAGCTTCTCTTATATTTATGTAGTTATATTCTTTTACCATTATTTATCTTCTGTTAAAGTATCATATCCAAATTTAATGAAGTCTCCTGTATTCTGAAGAACTCCCAACACATCTAAAATCCTGTCTACTTTTGGATTATGGAATCTGCTATTTAAGAATACATCAGATGCTCCTATGCTACCAGCAGTTCCAAGTCCCATACTTGCAGCATTGTAATAAGTCTCAAAAGGTTCTCCACTCTGTATAGCATCAAATGTCTGATAAGCATCAATCATAGTACCTCCTACTTGCATAGGTAATTGTGCTTTCTGTAGTAGATTAGCCAAAGTCTTTTTAGCAACATTTGCTGAATTTGCCCAATTCCTATAATTACTATAAGCTCCCAATAATGAAGCTCCTGATAGTCCTAATTCTAAAGCAGTTGTTGTAGCCTCAATACCTTTCTTATAATCATTTAATTTGTCAAGCCTTTCTTGTTGCTGCAATTTTGCACCCTCTTTAATCTCATGGCTTAAAGCCTTTGCTTTATTAACTTCAGATTGAAGAGAATCCTGTATCATATTGGCACTCCTATTTAAGGAGGAGGTGTTCTGTATAGGTACTTTGATATTATTAAATAGCTTCGTATCCTCTTCCTGTATTTGAGCTTGTCTTCTTTTACCCTCTTCAGTTTGCAAATATTGTTGCCTGTTTCTTTTGTTTTCTTCTATTATTCTTTGATTCTCTGCTATAATGGCAGCAGTGTCTACCTTACTATAACTACTTATTCTCTCTTTATACTCTTCATCAGTTTCCCAGCTTTTCTTTTTCAAAGTAGGAGTAGCTCTAGTTGCCTTAATAGGACCTCCCTCTGCAAAGGAATTATATATAGTTCTTATACTATTAAGATTATAGATACCATTTTCAACCATTAACTTAATATAAGAAGCTCTATCTTTCATTGACAAATCACTCCAGTTCATATCTTGAAAGCATCTAATTTTCCTTCTTTTATTCTTTGTTTTAATCTCTTCTTCAGTTCTCTATTGACATTAAATTCATAGAAGACCTGATTATTATAGTCTGCTAATTGCTTATTATAGTAGACCTTAAAGATTTCTTTTTCCTCCACTTTAACCAGTGTTTTTTCCTTATAGGCTTCCTCATCTTCATACCATAATTTAAGAGTTTTATCCCAGTCTATAGGTAGATTAGTCTTGATTTTTTCTCCATCAAGACTAACTCTCACATCATATTTCCTTAGCTCTATTCTACCCATTCTATGTGGTAACTTAATATCATTACCATGAAGGAAACTATCAGCTAAGTAATCATTGACTTTCCTTATAATGCTATAGAACTCATGTTCTGTAAGACATCTTCCTATATTAAGCCAACTATTCTTTCTTATCCACTTATAGGCATCATATACACCATAGGAACCTCTAACCTTGTGAACCCTTGGTTCATTTACCTTTTTAATGGAGTTTAGGAAATCAACCAATCCTTTATCTTTCTCTTCTTGACAAGACTTCATAACTCACTATTTAGATGCTACTTCTGACAATTCATCCTTTGCATCATTGGTCTCATCCTTAGGTCTGTATTCAGCACCTAATAACTCCTTGATTACAAGTTCAATCATAGGGGGTATAAGAGCATCCTCAATAGGGAAAGTCTTATCTAATACATCACATACTGTATCACCACTCTCATCAGGACATTGCAACTCTGATGCAGCCTGTGGGTCTTCAAATATACCTGTCATTCTTGCTTTTTCAAGATACAAGTACTGCGGATTGAAAGACTTAAAATATAGGTAATTATCTGGACCAATAGAAGCATAGATGATATTTTTCAGATACTTATTATATCCCACATACCTCATCCTTTCCCTACTTACATAGGTAATCTCTCCTTGATAGTAATCAACTGGATACACCATAGGATTGCCTATCTTCATTAGGAAAGGAATCTTTTCCTTGCTTCTTAGATAAGAACCACCTTCACAAGGCTCATCTGATATAGCAGGTACCTCAATTAAATCCAAGCATATAGTCTGATAGTTACTCTCAGGTATCTGCTTCTTTACATCTGAGTATCTCTGTTTCAATAGAAATGTCCTATACTTACCAAGTAGAAACATTACATGCTCCTCTGTGTACAAGGCATCATCTGAGTACAGTTTCAACTCATCAAGTACCATGTAGGTTAATTCTTTATATGTACTCATAATTTTATTTATTAGCTATAACTAAAAATCCCTGCAAATATAAGCATAATTTCTTATATCTGCAAGGACTTTACTATTTTTATGTCAGAAGTATTAATGTAATAATTATACTGACTTGCCTGTACAAGAGATTGAAGTGCTTGCTATATACTCTGGATAAGGTATTAAACAGGTAGAACCATACAGGCAATATAAGGCATTGTCTATGATTCTATACTCTTCTTCTGTTATAAAGGACTTACAATCACTCTCAAGTAAATCATACATGAATATCAACACCAATAACTTATCTACTTCTGAATAACTCATATATCCTAACTTTGATAGGACACTGAAATATCTTGTAAGTGATTCATTAAGTACCTTGTCCATAGCATCCACAATTAGAAGTTATCACTAAATCCTTTATTCCCATAAAGAATTTCTTCCAATACTTTATAGCCTCAGTATAATGACCTGTCTTTATAGCAAGTTCAAATGCCTTGTATTGAAGTATGTAGTTAATGAAATTCTTAGGAATAGAGCAAGTATCTCCCAATTCTTTGATGTAACTAAAGGCATGTTGGTACAGAGGATAAAGGTTAGATACAACTCCTAATGTAGTAATGTTATCCATCCCACAAGGAGTATTTGCAGCAGGAGTGCCCTTAGTCCTAATATACACAAAGAAAAGATTGTCATTAAGAGCTGGTAATAGGTCTCCTGTTCCCAGTTCTAATCTGACTGACTTAGTATTTCCTTCTATAACTTCTGTATATACAACTTCACTACTTGGACCAGACTCAACAAAGGTATCTTGAGTATCTATCTGTACAGTATCAAGATATACATTTGTATAATACTCTAAGTCCTTGACAGATACATCTATAATCAGCTTCTGCCCATCAGGGGTTATTCTTAACTCATTAAATTGTACCATAGTATGTATTGTTTAATAAAAATAAAGGGAGACTAAATAGCCTCCCTTATTATTTTATCTTCTATTTAAGGAAATGTTGCAACATTGAGACCTGAAGCACTATTGAATGCAGTGATTAGACTGTTAATATCAGTCTTATCTGTACTAACAATAGTGATTGTCTTTTCTGACTTTTGTACTGCCTCATTGCTACCCACATAAGCATAGTGTATATCAAATGTGTAGTAAGTCTTGCTTGGGTCTACAAGATAAGTAGTAGGAATATTGTGAGGGAATCCAATTCCTCTATAAACATCACCTCTCTCACCCATGCAGAAGTACTCAAGGTCTGCAATAGCCTTACCATTACCAACAGTACCATTTGTACCCTCAGTAACTGTACCCCAGATTCTGTCATCACCATTTACAAGTACAGTAGTAGGCTGTACTGTAAAGTACACAGGAGTCTGAGCCATAATACCAAGTCTCCAAGGCTGTTCTACTTCAGTAATTCTGATACCATCAATATCAGCCACCACTGCTGAAGTGTCATGATAATATGGATTAGTGGAATCTGTCTTGCCATTATCCTTAGTAGTAGGAGTTACAACCATGTAACCATTAGAGTCAAATCCTCCCTTGCTCTTAGTAGCCTTACTATGTACTTCAATCTTAATCAGAGGTACTACCTCTCTACTGAAGTTCTTAGCAATTGATAATGCAAGAACCTTATAGAACTCATCTGCATCCATACCAGCATAGGCATGAACCATACCATACTTGAAGTATTGGTCTTCATCTGACATTCCTACATATTGTCTGAATGCAATTCTCAGGATATAATCCTGTCCAGCTACAGGAGCACCACCATTAACATTAGAATCCAAAGCCACTGTTACTGACTTCAAATCTCTTGCCATATCCTTTGGAGCTGTAGCCTTGGCATACAAGATATTCTTTATGTCAATAAGGTCACTTCTCATCAGATTATCAGCACCCTTATATTCAAAATACAGATGGTTCTTTGCAGTATCATTCTTCAATGCAATAGTACCAGCAGTATCATTCTTCAATGCAATAGTACCAGCAGTATCTGATGCAAGCACATGACCTCTTGTTTTTACATCTAATGCTACATAAAGTTGTCTTACTTGATTTGTACTAAATGTTGCCATTTTAATTTAATATTAAATTATACAATAGTTTTATTCTTTTCCTGCATTTGGAACCCTACTTATGATGGCAAGTTTCACTGCTCTCTCAAGTATAGCTCTATGTATTACAGGGTTCAATTCACATTCTGTTTTTACACTTATGCCATTGATTGACAGGTTATCTGTCAAATCAGTTAATATAATGGGAGCAGGTCTTGAAAGGTATCTAACAAGATAGCTCTCCACATTATACTTTGATACTATCTCCACTACCTTACCACTCAAATCAAGCCTTAAAGCTCTTCTTTCATTAGTACCTCTGAAAGGGTTTTTCCTTATCCTATGGTACTCATCTTGAGTGATTGGTATTACAGAGATGTCTTCACCACTCATACATCCTAATCCATCATCCTTCAAATTAACTGATTCATAAGTTATGAACCACAAGTCATCAGGTAATTCAAAGAATACAGAGGATTTGGACAGTCCTGTATATCCTACTTTCTTGTCAGTAGTTGTGTAAGTCTTTATTAGGTCACTCAAGTATCTTCTGATTTCCTCAGTCCTCTCAAATGAGTCTCCAAATGGATTCTTACCATTATACATGCCTATCACTATCTCTTCTTGAGCATTAGTGAGAAATACAGATTTCTCATATTCATCAAGTTCAATAGTGCTTGGTGTCTTTCCAAATGCCTCTATGGTAGAATAGCTATTCAGTAAGGTGTCAAACTCATTAGAAAATTCTTCAGTTGTCATTATTCACTTCTTTGACCAAGTTCTACACTACTCTTCAAGTCTCCTGTATAAGCAGACTTTGCAAGTTCTACTGCTCTTTGAAGAATCTCTGGATGAAGAATAGGGTCTAATTCACATTCTGTGATAGTGTTTATTCCTTCAATAGACACATTAGAATACTCATCAGCCAGATTTGCAAGTATAATAGGCTTTGGTCTCTTTACATATCTAATCTTGTAGTCAGTAAGAGTGCTATTATATTTGATAACTACCTCAGAAATAAAATCAACTCCACCAGTAGATTGGAATAGTCTCCAACCTTGATTCTTTAGGGGCTGCTTCCAAGGCTTAGACATAAGTCTTGCATACTCTTCATAATTCATAGGAATTATACTAATCAATCTCTTGACTCCATCTACAGTATTAATGCCTGTTTCATTCAACATAAGTAGAATGTCTTGTGGCATCTTGTAGAGCTGACTTCTATCATCAAATTTGACATAGCCTCCTTCAGGGGTATATTGTGATGGTTTAGCAACAGTTATCAGAGTAGAGAAATCTATCTGTCTCTTAGCATTTTCATCAAATCCCTGTCCATACTTATTGCCCTTAGGATTGAAGTAATTCTTCAATATTTCCAACTGAGCCTTGGTTAGGAAGACAGACTTCTCATACTCATCAAGACCTGGAGCCTGATTGCTCATTATATTGTTATACAGAACATCAAATTCATTAGAAAATTCCTGTGTTGTCATACTCTTTTTTTTTTCTACTTCAGCTTAGCTTCCAAAGCAAACTTAACTTCTTGATGCTTAGGAGAGTTTAAGTATTTAGCTGCTACATTCAATGTAGGCTCCTCATTAGCCTCACAAAGTGGAGTATTATCCTTTCTCAAGTACAAGTAATTACCCCTGTTAGAAATCAGACCTGCTTCTATAGCTCTCTTAATAAGAACCTTTGTAGAAAGCATTGGGTCAGTAATAACCTTCAAGAATATCTTGCTATCAGCCTGTATCAAGCTATTAACCTTAGTCTGTAAGAACTCAAGTTTAGCAGTCTGTGATGTAGGTCTACCATCAATAGTCTCAACAATAACTCTTAATGTATCAATATCATCCTCAATCTTACCAAACTCCTTATAGCACATCATTGTAATGCTCATATTATTCTTAGCAACCTTAGTCTCTTCACCTTCAGAAATGATAACAAACTGATAAGTAGCCTTAGGAGTATCTTGCAATGCTTGCAGTGAAGGAGCAATATAATCTTTGTTAGCTAATAGTATCTTATATCTGATATAATCCTCTGGGTCAGATAGATTGAAGTAGTTATCCTGCTTTGTCAATCTTACCTTATTGATGCCATTCTCATTGGAATCATCCCAGAAATTATCTACCTTCTTATAGATACTTAGTGCATTATATTCAAGACCCATTATTTCCTCAAGAAATGCCTTTTCCTTGTCTGTAAGGACATTAACAAACATACCTGAAGATAATCTTGGTACTACAAATGTTCTAACTGCACCCTCTGCCATACCTCCTGACAATACATGCTTAGGGTTATTACCCCACATACCTGTCAGCTTAGGTACATGTCTTACAATAATTCTCTCATTTCTCAGACAACTAACTAAGGTATCATCAGATACCTCTACTTTCTTTTGTGTCTTCTTAGGGCTTTTTACAATAGCCTCCTCTTTTGGTACTTCCTGTAGTGGAGTTTCTGTATTGTCTATATCAAAGTCAGGTACAGTATAGTCCACCTTCTCTTCCATTTTCTTTTCTGCCATATCTTCTCCTTAACTTATTGAAATAAAATAAGGGAGTAGGAGCTTGTCCTACTCCCCTTTTATCATTAGCCCTGTAAAATTGCAGGGATTAGTGACATAGTTCTTGTTGGGTCAAGAACACAGATACCAAGAGTAGCCATTCTGTGAATTATAGCAGAATCCTCATCAAATGACATATAAGGATTACCCTTTTGACCTGTGAATGGGTTTCTTAGACCCCATTGATAACCTCTATACTCATTGTCACCCTTAATCTTACACTTAAAGATATTAGGTTGGTCCATTGTACCAATGTACATAATATCATATCTGTAAGAGAATGCAACACCTCCATTTGGATGGAGTATCTTATTTCTTACTGGGTCATCATAGAATGGGTCTACATCAATCTTAACTCTAACACCATTAGGAGCCTTGTACTCAACAAATTGGAAACCAGCACTCAATGAGTTTTGGTGCAACTTAGATTGAGTCTTTTGAATAACACCAATAGAGCTGTTGTCAAGAACAAACTGTGTCCAACCTGATACTGTCTTTAGTACTTCCTTATGGAATTGGATAGCACCTCTTTCACCAGTCTTAATCAAGAAGTATCTGTCTCCAAAGTCTAACTTAGAAGCAGAAAGCTCATATAGAGCATCTTCAAGAAGCTTCAAGCTAAATGTGTTGTAATACATAGTATTAGCAACTTCCATTTGCTCAAATAGACCAGCACCTGTCTTAATAACATTGCCAGACTTACCAAAGTTCATGTACTCACCATTGGCATTTCTGTTACTTCTACCAAATGCAAGTGCATTGTTCTTGTACTCAGAGAATTGCTGCTCTACTTCCCAGTCTACATTGTGCATCCACATTGTAGCAACTGACTTAGTATATCTACCCTCAGTTTCCTTAACAATAGGAATACCTACAGCCAGCTTCTTATTCAACATAGAGCCTGGAACCTTGTGTTGGATTCTTACTACAGACCACTCATTTCTCATAGAAACAGGGCTTGTAAATCTTACATCACCAACCTTTCTTGAAAGTTCCTTCTCAACAAATGCAGCCTCAACTGAGAATCTCTCACCTGCAAGCAATCTTTCAGCAGGAACACCTGCTGTATTACCACCAGCAAGCTCTACCTTATACACTGCATTAGCACCCTCCATTCTTGGGTCTCCAAGTATTCTGAACTGATAGATTTCATTCAGATTACCTACAATGTACTCACCATCAGCAAACCAATCCTCAGGGAATACTAAATAGAAAGGAGCAGTGCCTACTCCAACCATACCACTGGCATCTGTAACAACAGTACCATTTTCATCTCTTGCCTCTACAAGAGGAATGTTTCTCCTTGAAGAACCAATAACATCCCAGTAGTACTCATTATCATCCTCAAACTCTCTTGTTGGGAATTGATTTAGGAATGTGTCAAGTGTCTTTCCTCTGTAATAAGCCAACAGTTGCACCATTAGGTTTGTAGCCTTCTGTGGAGCTAACTGAAAGATAGAACCAAGGTGGTTTTCTTTTGTTAACAATCTGTTACCCTAAGGGCTTTTTATCCCTTAGTTCTTACACTTTACCATTGTATAAGTTCAGCATACATTTTCATACCTATTAGGTATGTTGGGCACTCTTGGAAGAATTATATTCTATGTGGTTATAAATACATGCTTTCCTGAATGTAGGATAAGGAATATTTGCTAATTTTGCAGCCTTTCTTAAAGTCTTTCCTTCTTTTAAATAATCCTCTAAAACATTCTTTGGAATATTACTAAATTTAGTATTTGACTCATGTCTATCTCTAATAATGATTCCAGCATTTTTAAGTTCAGTACAAATAATATACCTAGATACCTCAAATTTTGAAGCTATTTCTTCTAGAGTAAATTTCTTATTTACATATAAATCCACTAAATCAGAAATACTTAAAACCTTTCTTTTGAATCTAGGAGTATTACCCCCAATACTTACATTATAACCTTTGGATTTATTTGTTGAATCATATAAATCTATATAGTACATTTCTCTATAATCTAGTATGTCCAGATTACATATCTCTAAAGTTTCTATATAGAATTTATCTACTCCATACTTTTTCATAGCTCTATTAATAACCTGTTCTCCATATTGAGCATGTCTAAGATGTTCCTTCCATCTCTGTTCTACACTAACTCTCGTTTGTCCTATATAGACCTTGTTATTAATAGTGTTTTTAATAATGTAAATAAATCCATTCATAGGTTCATCTTCTATGCGTTACACTGTCTTTATGTATTACCATAAAGATTAGCTCGGTATTACCCTTAGGCTTTTCTTTGGAGGGCTTCACCGATTTTACCCAATTTTACAAGGGCTTAACTTGTGAGTCAACCCTTCCAGTGTTGGAAGCCTACCATTTGAAACTTACCTAATTTTCCAGCCATTTTTACTTAATTTATCAGTTATTTTATTCTATACTATAGGCTTAGACATCAAGATTCCACCCTTTTCCTATGAAAGATTCAGGGTCCTCATCAACTCCACTCACAAACTTTAGATTACCATCTGAGGTTCTTGCTGTGTTGTTGAGAGTATGTTCCAGCTCTCTAAGACCTTTCTTTACTTCTTTCCTTACTTTACCTTTCACCAAACCATCAAGGTTCTTAAAGCCATCAGTTAGTGTGAAAAGTAACCCAATGTTCTTTAGGAAGTCTGTCCTGTTCTCCATCTCATACTTTTGGATAGCAGTAAAGTACTCTCCTGTCTCTGGGTCTTTATACACAGGCTTAGCTATATTATCATAAATCTTCTGTCTTGTAGATTTATCCACTGATAAATCCCCAAATACATCCTTGTCATTAAGGATTGATGATTTAAGCTTTTCAGCCTGTTCCTTTCTTTCTTTCTCTTCCTCTGCTGCTTCTGACTTAGCATCATTAACAAGCTCATCATACTTATCTCTGAAGAAGTCAATATTACTTTTCAAAGCCTCTTTTGCATCATCAATATCAGTACCAGCATTGAAAGACTTCTGTACTTCTCTTGTAGCTCTTTCCTTACTATAACCTCTATTGATAAAGTCTTGATAAATTAGGTCTTTTCTAAGTTTTTCTCCCTTATCACCTTCATCAGAGATATTCTCCTCCTTAATAGAATCAAGGAAGTTTATAGTATTCTCATACTTTCTAATCTCTGTAGGTTCAACTCCAGCATTCAAGGCTTCATCAATTCTTTTCTGTCTTTCATCAAGACCTGCCTTTATCTGTTGGTCAATCAAATCTCTAAAGTCTTCAGGGTCTTTAACCTTAAATAAGCCCTCATCATCAAGGTCTGGGAAGATACCTTCCTCTTTCAAGGCTTTGGCAATGGAAGAGTAGAAGTTTTTGGGAGAAGTGCCATCCCCTTTAGGAGTGGTATCTTCCTTTTCCTCTGTATTTTCTTTTCCACTACCTACGCTCTCTGGTGTATCAGTAAACAAGTTATCTACATCAACAACCTCAGTAGTTTCTTCTTTATCCTTACTTGGCTTCTCCTCTTTCTTGGGAGGTTCCTCATTTGCAGGTGGGGTATCCTGTGTCTCATCATCTTCTACAAACAGATTCTCAATCTCCTCTGCTCCTAAGATGTTATCTAAGCTAAGTTCTTCTTCCATACTCTTCTACCTTTTTGTTCTTAAAACAGTGCAAAGGTAAGCAAAGTTTTGCATATCTACAACATGGTAAATAAATTGCTTTTACTTGTATAAGTAAAATACTTGCAATATAGGCAAAAAGAAAGGGTAAGATGTAATCTTACCCTTATCTTATTAGTATTCTCCAAGATATTTTACTACCTTGTTTTCAGCTTTGCAATCTGCATCCTTAAACCAGAATACAATAGCAGATTCAACTATTTTCTGTTCTATACCATCACCAAACCAGCTCTTAAACAGTTCTGCATAGTCATGGTACTGAGAGTTGATTGCAACATATACATCAGCAACTGTAGCAGATGTAGGGAGTATTCCCCTATATCTCTCACAAATCTCCTTTGCCTTGTGCATATCAAACTTCTCACCACTGTACTTTCTGCCATTCTCAGTATGATACATATCAGCTACAAGATACTTAGCTTCAGATTCAGTGAAGTGTTCACTCTCTGAACCATTCATTGAGTTTCTCATGTATCTCATCATCCTATCCATATCACCACTTCTCATGCCAGACTCATTGAATCTATCAGAGAATCTATCACTTCTTGAATCAAACATATCCATGAACTCATCAGGTCTATTATGCCTTCTCATATAGAAGTCATCCATAGGCATGAAGTCTCCTTCATTACCATGTCTCATTGAACTTCTCCTATATTTACCCATAAAATCCTTGAATTTATCCATGAACTCATGCTCATTCATACCACCCATACCTTTCTTCTTTAGGTACTCATACATCATAAGTTCATCCATATTCTTAGTCTTTAGTGATTAACATTTCCTTGAAAGTCTCTAAATCTGTCATATTCAATACCAGTCTCTTATTAGTTAATGGAAGATTGAATTTAATCTCTCCTCCACCAATCTCTATGTCTCCAACAAATGAGGTCTTGAAGGTGAATGGATTGGTAGTCATCAGATTCTCCATCATTTCAGCAAGGATATTCTCAATGTCTATATTACCATCCTTGTCAGCTATAAGGTCTAAAGCCTTGCTTACCTTACTAAAGTTCTTATCCAATGCTCTTGTAATAAGAGGTTTCATAAAACCAATCATAGGATTAGTCTTAGCCATAGATTCCAACTGAAGTGAGATATAAGACTTCAGATTATCAGTCAATTGCATAATAGTCACCATAATTACATACTTGCTTTAATAAATTCTTCATAAGTCACTTCAGGATGTGTCTTACTGAACTCCCTGAACTTCCTAAACATTTCCATTTCCCTATTAGTCTCTTGAATAATCTTTCCTTTTAACTTCTTGACTATCTTCAATTGTCTTTGTAGCAGCTCTTTACCTTCTGGAGTAGCCTCAATTCTACCTTTAACAAGGTTAAGAATTTCTGCTTGAACCATATCCTGTATCTTAGTATAAGTATCTACATAGTCTTCATCTTGAAGCATTCTTGTCTTCTGTTCATCTGTCATAGGGCTTATTTCAGCATCTACCTCATCCCATATCATCCTTTGTGGTACAGGCTGTTGAACAGGTTGGGTAGGTTGGGCTTGTTGCCTTAGCTGCTTTGCAGCCTCAAGGTTTTGTTTATACTTCTCAATAAGCTGTAGTTGCTCATCCAGACTATTACCTACCATGCTATTACCCAGTAGTGGGTCCCCTCCTCCTAATATTACCTGATTTATTGGAATCATATCTATACATTTTTAAGATTAGTATTGTAATATTTCTCAGAATACCTATCAATGCTAAAGCCCCATATATCATATTGATATACAGGGCTTTAACTTAGTAATATGTTGCTAAAAAGAATAAAAAAAAAAGCAGCCTTATCTGGCTGCTCTATCATGCTTGTAGAATACACTTGTTATCTTGTCATATATGTAGGTTATAAGGTAAGCATCTACCTCATCATTATCTTCTTGAGGAGTATAGCCTATATATCTCCATATAGAGTTCTTTATGTGCTCAGCTTCATGGATAATGCTACTTCCCCTCTTAGAATTGATAGCCACAAGAGATGCTCCATATTGATTTATGGTTATGGCTTTGCCTTCCTGCTCCATTTCTTCTTTGGGCAAGAATCTTCCTAACTCCTCCCACTTGTCAAATATGACTACAGTTAGTTTATAATCAAATATAGGTATTATCATCTTCTTTTGGGTTATCATATCACTTTCCTTTCATTTTCTTTATAAATTCATCTAAGTCTTTCTTAGACCAACTTAATTCTTTGAAACCTATCTCATGCTTACCTCTTGGCAACTTTCCTTCTCTGACGTAGTTATAAAGTTGCTCTACTGACATTCAAATATTCACAAGCTGCATACTTGCTTAATCTCTTCTCTTTATCAGTAAACCTCTTCAAACTATCTACTATTTCAAGGGCTTCTCCCTCAGATATATTTGAATTGCCTGCATCAATATCATCTACTATCTTCAATAGTAGGCTTCTTATGACTTTTAACATATAAGTATAATATTATAAACAACGAAATACCTGCTATTATCATTTGCAGGCATAAATATTCTAAGTCACTTATAGGTATTCCAACATAGTAATCAATGATATTTATTATCCAAGTAGATACTATGTAATGTAAGAACATTCTATGGTATTCACAAAACTTGAATACATAAGAGGATAGGTATAAGAATAACATTGTAAATATTGATACACCACCTATATAACTGAGAATGTACAAATCAATACCAAAATAAGATAGAATTGAGTCTAGCAATGCAGTTAATGCCAATATTATTGGTATAACTTTCAGCAAGCCCAATTCTATCTTATACAATGTTTTACTTTTTAAGTTTTCCACCACAACTATATCTTCTCTTTGTTTTGGTGACTCCTGCCTTTGTAGTTAAAGGCTTTGCTCTTCCTGTTCTTCTTGCCATAATTTTACACTTTTAGTTATTTACCTTTCTTACCTTTACCTTTTCCTTTACAACCACATTTCTTTGCCATAATTATAAAATTTTAATGGTTATTTTTTCACCTTTATCATGCTTGTCTTTAAGGAGTTTGTATAACTCTTTGAAGGTTTCTCTGCTGTTTATTACCTGACCCTTGACTTTATTGATGCCTACTAATAGGCATCCTGCTGAGTCTTTGTCAGTATTACCAGCATGAATAAGTATGCCTTCAAATCCCTTTACATTAAGTAGTCTTGGCACTTTACCATTACATACTTGCTTGTAGAAACTATTAGTACAGTACTTAGGAGAAACTATATCTAAGGTAATCTCATAAGTACCCCTTGGAATAGCTGTAATTGAAGGTTTTTTCAGTTCCCTAATCTTAGTTATACTCATAGAACTGTCAAGTCCCCTATCAGCATCTTCAAGTATATTGCAAAACCATTTTCCATCAATAATAAGATTACTTATGGTGTAGCTCTGCTTCTTCCATTTTCTGTCTACTATTAACTCCATACTCATTAAAAAGGTTTAAGTCTCTTTTTCCTTAACTGGCAGGTAAGGTCAGTACATATGGAACTCATAAGGTTAAACATTTGTTTCCTAAGTTCCTCTACTTCCTGCTCTAACTCTGCATTTCTTTTTAGCACCTCTTCCAATCTCTCTCTATTATCAGTAGAGAGCTTCTCATAAAAGTCTAGTGATTCTTTCATGTTATTTATGAGGTTACTATCAACTTCACTATTATACTTCTTCCTTGCAAAGAACCATGATGTCCAACCACTAACTATTGTGGTAATAAGCCCTATACCTCCAGTAATTAATATTCCTAAGTCAATCATAATTATTCTATAATCTCTATAAATTTATTGTCAACTTCTTTTATATAGGGACTCTTCTCCTTTATATTAACTTCCATTACCCAATGTTTTCTTTGAAACCACCTAAATAAAAAGAATTTCTTAGGTGGATTTATGGTTTCCTTCTTCTTATTAACTATAATATATTTTTCACTTATAAATGTAGGATTGGTAGTAATAAGATTAGGGTATTTCAATTCCAATCTTATATTATACCATTTATCTCCTATTAATGTATCTATATTTAGTGAAGGTTCTTTAAATAAAGTATCTCTAAATACTATTGTATCTTTCTTTGCAGCCTCAGATAAAAGATATTGCATCTGCTTCAAATCCTTATCCTTTATCTTTAACTCCTTCCTGACTTCATTCATCTTTTTTAAAATAGAGTCATTGTAATAGTTAAGTTGTTCTACAGTAAACTTAAATACTCTATTCTCATCTTTTAATGAAGAGTTCTTAGCAATAAATGCCTTTTCATTAGATACTGATATAGACAATTCTTCCTTTAAGCTTTGATTCTTAGTATATAAAATATAGGAACCTATAGATAGAGATACTACCAATACAGCTATGATAATCTTTATATACTTTGCCATAATAACACTATTACTTTACAACCTGCAAATGTATAAAAAATAAATCACCTATACAATAGTATAAGTGATTTATTAATATAACATATAGTTTATAACTATTCTACATACAGAATTCTTTCGCTCTGTACCGAATTATTACAAGAACTATGCTATTTGTTCATTGCTTGAATATTGTTACCAAAACATAGATTATCTTTTATATGCTTTGTTGAATCATACAAAAATCCTGCTCCGTCTGCATCAATAATATTGTTGCATAGTTCTATATCTATTGAACCAGAGTATGGACTATGTAAAGACAAACCATAAGCACCACTACTCTTTATCACATTGTTACGCATAATTAATTTACAAGAGCCTGTATCGGAACCTTCATGACATAACACAGCACCCACACTATCACCTTCTGTTTTGAATGTTGAGGACATTTCACAATTAAGAATTTCAACTGTATAATTGTTATGTAAACCTATACCAACACAAGCATAATGGTCATTCTGTAATATACAATCTTTTAGCGTAAGTCTTATCGCTACTGATGGTGAAGTCTCAAAATCAAGATGCACACAATAAGACTTATTATCTGATTCTGGATATTCACTTTCACTATCTGATGATAGAATCGTAAGATTCTCAATTAAGCAATTACCTGCCAACTTGATTGGTGCAGAATCTATATATGGGGATGTGGTATAAACACCTTTATTACAGATAATCTTACAAGCATTTTTATTAGTTCCGATAATAGACAACATCCTATATGCACCATAATATCTCTCATCATTACCTACCCAAGTAGACATTGTGTATGTGCCTGGTTTTACTATTATGGTTAACCCCCAAGGTGTTGTCCTATCAGTAACAACATGCAAAGCATCTTCTAAAGAGGTGAAATCACCTTTACCACTTTGGTCTACAATTATAACATTTGCCTTTCTGTCTTGTAATTCTTCAAGTGATGTTTGTAATTCATTTACCCTATCCACCATACTATTTGTAATAGTTCCATAGAGAGTATATCCAAGCACTTGACTCGCAGTAGTTGCCACATCACCACCACTTACGTTACAATATTGAGAACTATATATTGGCTCACCTCCATTCTTGTAAGTAAAATCTCCCGATATTCCTATAAATTCATTCTCACCTAATTCTACATCAAGAGAGGTTTCATTAGCAGCACCTGTAACACTTTTTATCAAAACAATATCAGATGCAACATTGTTTTTAATCGTTGCCTTGTAGAATTTAATCGTACCTGCATCAGATTTCAAGAAAGTAGCTCTTGTGACCTTTTGAGGATATATTTGACCGTTTACAGATTGAAAGTGAATCGAACTGTTATTGATATAATTCAATGTGCTATATACATCTTCCCCGCATCCATATACAACATCATTATTGTTAAATATAGCTGAATATACTTCTTGTACTATCGACCAATTATATGCCCTATTTAGCACTTTTTCAAGCTCTGAAGCATATAATTTATATCCATAGTCAGATGGGTGTAACTTGTCAGCAAACAAAGCTGCAAACAGTTCAGAACTACCTTCCTCATCTGGAAAGTTGAAATCTGTACCTTGTATTATAGAGAATCTTGAATAAGTGTCATTCAAAATCACAGTCTCAGTAAGTATATTTCTATATTCCTGCAACGACATGATTCTACGACTCTTGTTATAGTAGTCCTCGTTGATAGGAGTTATCCAAATAACTTGTGTCTTATCGCTATAATTACTATTAATATAATCACAATAGTCTTTTACCGCAGCAATAAAAGCACTCTTGGTTACACCACATTGACAATCATTTACACCTCCTGCTATGAAAAGGTAATCAGGCGCAGATTCCTTTGCAGCAATGATTTGGTCTTTAATGACATCGCAAGGATTTCCATTGTTATCCACTTGTCCTGGAGTAATTGTAGCACCCAACTTTCCGAGATTTATATTTACATCCCATTTAAGTCCCACACTTTCACAGAATATCTTCGGATAATCAGCTATGTTGTGTACATTATGGGTTGCATCAACATATCCCCAAGTTATGCTGTCACCGCAGAATTTTACTGTTTTTCCCTCAAAAATAAACTGCTTACGAACAAGGCTCTTGAATTTAACATTCTTTATTTTTGAGATTTCATCTTTTGCTTCCAACAAACTCTTTGAAATGCCCTCAACATCACCTTGTAGTCTATCTAATACGTTAGATGTAAGAATGGCAACGGGGTTATTAAGTTGTGTGTTATAATTACATGCTGCGATATGCGTTACCCCAGATGGAACTATATAATCATCCTCCAATGTGGCATCGTCACCGAAAATAGATTTGTCTTCAACAAACACATCATTGTTATATGCGGCAATACACACCACATCATTTGCCTGGTTAGCCCAACATTTATAATGTAATTTATCTCCTTTATACACTCTAATCTTATCCGTACAATGCCATTCTGACCCTGATGCACCTATGACAGCACCATCCGTTTTTCTAATGAAAGTATTATTTATGAAATCAAAAGCTGTGTCACTCTGAATCCCTTTTGTCTTTTCTTCCAATGAATCCATTCTCTGACTCAGTCCATTTGATAATACTGTAATACGGTCAAGGTACTGATTTGGGTTTTCGGTATTAGCACCAAACCAGTTTATATACAACGTATGTGATGAATCATATTTACTTACATCATATATTGTATCTTCAGTTGTCGTTGCCATGCTCGCATCAACAACTTCTTCTCCTCTTTTTACGATTAAAGTGGCAAATATCGCCATCTGATTCATCCTATATGAAATTGCTGAAATATCACCCAAAGGCATAGATAGAATCTTGGACGTATCATTACTTATTATCTGACCACTTCCATTTATATATGCCTTGTCTTGATAAACTGTAAGGCTTGATAATAGAACAAGATAATTACCGTTTATTTCTTTATCAACAAGATTAAATGATTCAAAAATACCATTACTACTAACCAAATTATCACTTCCAGCAGTTGGCTCATTGTCAGTATTCTCACTTTGCCAATTAGAAACAATAGCTGACCAGTTATCAGATATAAGTCTATATTGCACATACTTATTATTATCAGAATTCAGTACAGAGCCTTGGATAAATCTAATAGTCATTCCTCCTCTACGGAATGATGCAGGAATAAGTGTATTTAAATTCGAACTGCTTAATAGGGCTTGAAGAGATTCAAAAACCACTCCATCATTATGTACTGACACATCATAGATTATTCCATTTAATAAGTCGGTAACTGCCTTCTGGCTCATAACTTTATCCTCTGCATTGCCTGATTCCTGCACTACATCAGTACCAGTGAGATAATTATTCCATTTAGTCCTATTAGTCCAATCTACAATAGAGTCCCCAATGAATACATAGCTTTTCCAACCATCTTCTGATAAAAACTTACCTTGAAAACCAAGTACTCTATCTTTTGAAGGTACTTTAGCAATAGCTTGTTCTAAAGTTAGAACCTCTGCTATATGGTCAGCATTATAATTAGTAGATATATTTACTACTCCCCTCCTATTAAGAATGTTATCAAGTCTTTCATTACTCTCATCATATACAGCTTTAACAGAAGTAACAGGATATACATCAGTATTTTGAGCACCTCCTACTAATTCATTCTCTGTTATTTTCTTTATTTTTCCCATTATTATAATTTATTTAAGGTATTAATATACCACAAGCTCTTAATTGTCCTAGTAATGTATTTAATACTTCTGCAACTTGTGGAGCTGTAGCATTATCTGGATTAGCAATATCAACAATGTTAATTCCTGCTTTAACTCCACCAATAGTTGTTTTTGTTGCAGCAGGCAAAGTATAAGAATTATCCTTTAAGGTAAACTCACTAATTTTACTTACTTCACCATCTATTGATAATTCCTTCTTTATCTGTCCTACCTCTTTATCTAGACTATTTACTTTTTCCTCAAGCTTCTGTCTATCTTCAGAAGTGTCATTTAGAGGAGTCCATCCCTTAGTTCCATATACTTTTAGCTCTCCATTATTAAGCCATAAGCTTTGAGGACTTGGGGCTTTAATATCTTCTACAATATCTCTAAATCTTCTCATTTATTTGATTTTTTGAGTTGTTTTGTTTATCTGCTTTTCTTTAAGTTTTGCATCAGACCTTGCCTTATCTTTATCAAACTCTAATCTTTCTCTATCAAGCTTAATTCTTTCGTCAAATTGTCTTATTGATTCCATCAGCTTATCCTTAGCTTCTTGTGAATATTCAGGCTCTATTATGCCATCATCTTCACTATTTTTGCTATAGGCTTGCATCTGTGCAATAAGAATCTTTGTCTCATTATCTCTTTGGTTAAGGGCATCTTCCTGCTGCATCTTAGCCTGTTCCATTTGAGCCTTCTGTTCTATCTCTTGTTGCTGTACTTGCAACTGTTGTTGCTGTGCTTGGGCTTGTCTCTCTTGGATACTTCTTTCATCCTTTTCAACAAGTCTCTGCTTTTCAGCAAGTGAAGATGAACTGAATAGCTTCATAATAGTTGAGAATGATAGAGTCTGGTTCTGCAATGCTGCCTGAGCTAAAGTATCAAGTTTTGAGTTTAATTCTTGAACACCATTGCTACTATCCACTACAAGACCATAATCAGCTTCTGCAAATTCATCACCATCTATCTCCATAACTCTCATTGAATTATCAGACAAGATATATTGGAACTTCTTGCTTCTGCCTCTTAATGCTATCTTAGCTGTTTCAAGTAAGCACTCTAATGCCCTCTTCTTGACATCCTCATGTACTACAAATAGCCACTCTGTAATGTGAGAAGACTGCATCATGCTTCTCTCTACTCCACCTACTGTCTCTCTATTACTTACTTGACCTTCTCTCTGTTTGGTAATACCAGCAACTTCTGACATTTCCATCTTGATAAACTCAAGAAGATTAATGTATTGCTGTATCTGATTACCATCAGAAGCTGTAATTACACCAGTGGAAGCATTGTTTAATGCACCTGCAAGTTTACCTGTAGCTGCACCTACATTACCCTCATTGAAGCTGTCTTCTACTGCAAGACCCATTGTCTTCGCATAGTATAACCACTTCTCTACATCCCATCCTTTAGGCTTTTTAGCAAAGTCAAGTCTAACTAATGACCCCCAGTTTCTTGCTATCAGTTTATTCAATCTATCATGCATTGCATCATACAAGTAATTGTATGGCTTCATCATGTCTACTAAACTGAATGGTCTATTGTCATTAAGGTTGTAAATGGAGCCAACAATTCCAAAGTGACATCTTGAAGGGTTACTTAGTCTATTGTACTGAACTACTCTTGGTCTCATATTGACATAAATATCAGTACCAATCTTAGTTCCTTCCCATGCTTCATTGATGTAGAATACCTGTTCCTCTTCTCCAGCATCCTTATCTATTACATAAGTCTCTGGGTAGAAGTTAAATACTTCTTCACCTGTTTGAGGGTCATAACTTCTTACCTTCTTAATCTTTCTCCTTGACTTCCAATATACTCTAAGTACCCTCAAGTTTCCTGCAACATCATAAGGAAGAAGTGAGTTATTAACTCCATCATATCCTCCTAATGGGTCCCAAAAGAATCCCTCTGTACTTATTTCATCTCCTATCATGTGGTTATTGACAAAGCCATATCTTTCATCTATGTTATCCATAGAGTCTGTAGCAGCTTGACCTACATGGTCAGGCATCTTCTCTATGTACTCCATATCTTTCTTTGTCAATACATCATAATAGGTATCAATGACTTTACCTGGACTCCAATAATCTTCAAGGATTATCATATCTGCATCCTCAATCTTATTGCTATATCCTGACTTAAAGATTCTTACTTTGAGTGGATTCAATCTCTCAATAGTAGGCTCACCTCCTACAATATCACATTGATAAATCTCTTCACCAACTGCCATTGCATCCATGAAGCCTTGGTTGAACATTAGAGGGATATTTAATTCCTTTACATAATGGTTTAATAGGGCATTTGCCCTTATTTCCCTCATGTCCTGCCACTCATAGCTGTAATAGTCATTTATCTTTTCAAGCTCCTGATTAGCCTCTTCCTCTGACTGAGAAGTATTAGATACCCACTCTTGCAGCTTCTGTAGTAATTCTTGCTTCTTGTTATTTTCTATCTCTGTAATAGCATTAGGGTTAGTAACTACTACTTTGAAGTCAAAGACTCTCTTACTTTCCTCACCTCTAAGCACATTCAACTTACTATTCATAATAGGATAGTGTTGAATCCTATCAGGTATGAAACCTGCCTTTAGCTTTTCAGGATTCAGTATCATCTCAAGGTCACTCATGTGGAGTTTACCATTGAGTAAGTCATACGCTATCTTTTTATGAATAACACTCTTCCTTACAAGACTATAGTTAAAAAATGTCTTTGAATCAGCAAAGTCCAAGTGTTTCTTTCTCCACTCCTTAGTCTTTTTATTAAAAGGTAAGTTTTGAGGAGGCAATTGACAAAATTCACTCATATTTATATTTCCATTTATATCCTCCTGCCTTTTTAGTTTTTCCTTTTAAGCAGTGCACAATTGCTGGCTTGGAAATACTAATCTCCTCAGAGGCTTCCTTAATTGAATTAAATTCTCTTATAAATTCTCCGTCTAAACTAAATTGAAGTATTACTTTTCTATGAGCCAATAGGGTGTTCTCACTTGGCTTTCTTCCATACATAGGGCTTTCTTTTCCTTTTCTTAACCTGTATGGAGCTAACCATGAAGTATCTTTAGAGTAATGTCCTAAAGCCCTTCTTGTACTTATCCTCTTTTCTATTGTCTCTTTAGACGGGTGCTTACCAAACATAGAAGATTTTTCTCCCTTATACTGCCTAAGCTTTTCTTTAGTATATTCACTGACAGTACCAGCACCCTCTCCACCACCAGAGATGTTATAGCTCATTCTCTTATTCTTGTAGAGTTTTATAAGAGCCTTCTCAAGAACTATAGCTCTATTCTTTGAAGTCTTACATAGTATAATGTGTTCAAAATTACTCCAACCATACTTTAGTATCGCCCTATTCATAATTTCACACTTTTTATATCCTTTGCCTTCTCTCCATCTATTCTCTACCCTCATAGAAGTTATTCCCACATATACTTTTCTATTTACTTTGTTTATATGTAAATACACAGTATAATCTCTCTTCCTCATACTTCAATTTAATTACTGTGCAAAGGTAAGTAAAATCCTCGACCTATGCAAGTATATAAGTAATTTATTAATCATTAGCCTTCATTTTTACTAAATTTACTGCCTAAACCTAAAGTCATAGTTTCTCTTGAAGAATGGGTCATTACCATCATAATTATTATTGGCTCTCTCTTGCTTCTCCTTACTGACATCCCCTTGGTACCTTATCATTCTATCTTCCCTTAGAAGCATCAGCATACCCATAGCAGATATTCTATCGAAGTTACCTTCAGAGTTATAATTAATAAGCTCTTTTAGCAGTGCCCTGTTCCTTACAGTAAATAACCTTGGAACCATCACTTCTTTCTCTTCTCCATCAATAGTCTGCATAATAGGAACTGGAGCCAATAGCCAGCTTCTCAATCTACTCCTTGCATAAGCATTAATGGCAGGAGAGGCATTAGTACCTTTTGACTTGTTACCATAACCATCCTTCATCATCTGCTTTTCCTTTAAGAAATCAAGAACATCTGTAAGAAGATAAAGACTATTTCTTGTCGAGAAGTGAGAGAATAAGCCTTTCTTATTATACTCATAATTCAACCTACCATTGTAGAATAGACAAAGTTTTCTACAAATCTCATAGTAATCATCAGCAAAAGATGGTCTTCCAGTGTATTCAGCAACTATCCTATCTGTCCACAGGTCTAATACAAATATAGAACCTAAAGACATAGTATTTGACTCATCATCATCATAAGGGTCAGCACCTAATATATACCTGTCATTATATGGCTTACCTGTATTCTTATCAATCTCAGGCATTTGGTATATCTCAATAGCACCCTCTATCTTATTATCCTTATGTGGAAAATCCCTAATAGGCATGGCAGAGGTAGGTTTGTACTCTACTTGACTATCTTTATTAAATACCAAATCACCTACATATACATCATCATACTCTGTAGGGTTGGCATCTAATTGACCTACTCTTTCAGTTAAGTCAGCTACAGGGAACATATTTACACTTGTCTTAACAATAGCCTCAGCAGGAGTAATAGGAACCTCAGCAATGGTCTTAATGATAGTATTAGGGTCAGTAGAATTGTACTTTACTCTGTACCTATTCATAAGAATCTCAATAAGAGCCTTAATCACATCAGATACACCATTCTCATTATAGCATCCCTTTCTATTTACATAGCCAGGAAAGAAGAATACAAAGTAAGGTTTACCTTGGTTATACTTATCAAATACATTAGGTAAGGCATACATATTATAACCTTTTGGGTTATACATAATTTCTTGAGCACCAGCAAAGTCTGACTCATTATCACCAGCTGTGTTGTGTGTAATAATATTATTTGCCAAATATGTTCTTGATGTACAAGCAGATAAGTTATATACAACCTGTTTCCCTATATCTTCTATACTTACTACTTTATATACTAAATAATCTTTGTCATAACCTTTTATCTTCTTGGGTACATAAGTATCAAAGAATGATAATATTTCTTGGTTAGATTTCTTCTTATGAGTTACAATAGGTAATAGTACTCTGCTTGCTAGTTTAAGATTGTCAGCTCCATTTATAATTAGTGTAAACCAAGGATTTTTATCTTTTCTATTAGGACTTAATCTAGGATTAGTCTTTCTTATAGAGCATATAACACCAAATTTTCTCCATAGAACTTGCACCTCTTTTAGTATTTCTATATTACATTGAGTCAGTCCTATATAGCTTTTAGTACCTTTACTATAAAAAGTTCCATCAGTATCATATAATCCAGACAATAAATCAATAGTTGCATTCCTTGTAAGTGTCTGGTAATTACTAGGTAGCCTTTTTGCCTGTTTAACTTGTCCATATATTCCAATCTCTTTAAGATAACTGCATATACCCTTCACTCTAATATCCTCATAGATATTTCCTTTTTTGGTTATATGGGTTGCAGACAAACTAGTATCATATTTACCTTTCACATATTCTAGCAATTCTCTATCTTCTGATGAATACTTAGGGGTTTCATTATTTCCATAACTTCCATCTCCAATAAGCATACCAACTAATCTACTATCAAATAAAGTACTATTTCCAAATACATTTATTTTCCTACATTCACATACTCTATCTCCAACCTTTAACTGATTTGCCATTACAAAGGATTCATTAAATACAGTCTTCCTCCTATTACCATCCTTATAAGAACATAGCCTTCTTGATGATTTAGTCTGAACAAAGATTGGATGGTCTGTAGAACACATTAATGTATTTCCATTAGATAGTGTAATCTTTACACAATCTTTCTCTGCTGGCTCTATTACCTTACCAATAGACTCCCTTGTTATACCATTATTATGTATTACATAATTGTCCTTTATAACTGGCAACTTACTATATCCTATTATTCCATCCTCCTTCTTTAAGTCTTCTATATTTATATTTCTTCCATCTAATGTCCATACTTTTGTGCCAGCACAAACACAGCCTAACATATAGATTTGACCAAAGACAATATCACCTTCCTGTACTGAAGGTAACAATACATTATACAAGTCTACAAGTCTTGGGAATGTACCAAACTCCTCAATAAGAATCTTAGCAGCTCTCTTACCTCTCAACTTAGACTCATCATCCTTAGATGATACTCCAAGTACTGTATTTTGAGTACCTCTTTCAATATCAAGGTCTACATCCTTATATCCCATTATCCAAGTCATTTCCTGCAAAGAGTTCTTTAATCTCTTTCTTGGAAACTGGGTATTGGTTGCACAGAAATTAGCCATATCTACAAACTTATTAAGAACACCATCCTTAGTAAGGTACTCCTTCTGATAAGCAGTTACTACACCCTTTACCTTTTCATGTGCTTCTTCATTTTCACCTACTACAAAGATGTGGTTAAGTATGGATGCAAGACTATATGACTTACCTTTACCTCTGGAAGCAAGCTCAGCCATGTGCTGACCTCCCTCAAAGTTATTGTACAAGCCACCATTTGATGCTTGGTCTAAGCAATGAAATCTCCAATAGATTCCTTCCCAACATTCAGGAAGTGCTTCTATTCTATCAGCTCTTTTAGACTTTCTCTTTTTACCATTCTTATCCTTATACTCTCTAATCTTAGAGAGCATCATAGGAGAATAGTTAAGGAACCAATACATATAGCCTGTAACCCATTCTCCATCACTTTCCCTCACATAACCATCCCAGATTCTTCTCCTTTCCTCTCTTACCCATTTACCATACTCACTATTAGGATTGGCATTAGGTCTAAGGTTAGTAAATGTACCATACTTCTCATAATGTATAGCAGATGGTCTGAAATAGTCCATATCCTCCAATATATGAGGATTAGCTAAGTCCACAATGATTCTGCCTCTATCATCTCTTGGTCTATCCTTGGCATATTCTCTTGTAGGACTTATCAATCTCTTGACAAACTCTACATTATTTATAATATCAAATAACTGGTCCTGAACTTCCTGAGGAAGGCTATTAACCAATTCCTCAGTCAGCTCAGTCTGATATTCATTCATTTCTATCCTCTGAAACTCCATTATATTCTCCCTTTATAACTGCTTCATAAAAATCAGAACCAATCCAATTGAATATCATATTACTTAGCATGATATTCATCTCCCTATTCATGTTCTCTTCCTGACCATCAAGAACCTTTGCAGTATGCTCCAGCACCATAACTTCATAGGATTTACCTTTCTTAGCAAACCATAAAGTGTACTTATATATCTTGTAAGCTTTGAATGAAGAATGTGGCTTTATCTCTTTCTGTAATACAAGGTGTCCTGTAGTCTTTATGCCTCTATCTTTCCTCTTTGTCTCAATATGTAAATTAAAACCTTCTATAATGTCTTCTGCTTTCATAATTATAATGTTAGGTCATCTTCAAAAATTGTTTTCTCTCCAGAACCTCTCATCTTACCTGCATTTCTAATTTCTGAAGCAAGAGCCTTCTCAGCTTCATCTAAATCCTTTACAAGAGAAGGAATTTGCTTGATTGTAGCTGTAATAGTATTAAGTGTGTATACTGGCTTACCTTTATCATCAACCTGTGTAAGGTCAATATCCCTTAATAGCTTTCTTAACTTATCTACTGCATATCTTGTGTCCTCAAGAAGCAGCGCAGAAGTTGGCTTAAAACTGTTATAGAATACCATAGCTTCTTGTACTATCTTGTCAGGTTCCCATTTAGGAGGGAGACCTTCTCCTTCTTTAATAGCTTCTTTTCTCTCATCTTCATTAGTAAGATATTGATAATCACTTCTTGGGTCATTCATAAAATAAATAAATCCAAGCTCCATAATAGCCTTATCCTTATTAACAGTCTTATCTCTTTGCCATATTTGTCTAAATGGTTTAAGAGCAAAAGCCTCTTCAGATATTACTATCTTATACCCTTCATATTTAAATAGTTTCAGCACTTTACTTTGATTTTAGTATTAATAAAAAAAAAAGCCTCAAGCCTTAATCAAGGCTCAAGGCTAAATATTTAATTTAGTATCAATTTCTTTTCCTCAGGCAAGATAAGATTAGGGGTCTTATCCTCAATCTCTTCATATTCCTGAATGACATAATCTACATCTTGGTCATACAAGAGAATACAAATAGCACCATTAACATCAATAAAATTAAAATTGTATGAAACTACAGGATTATCTGATATAATACCATCTTTCAATGAACCTTCCTGATGCTTCTTTACTGCATATCTGGCAGGATTAATAAGTACAAAGTCCCCTTCCTTAATGCCTCTTACAGTATCTCCTATAGAAATTACTTTCTGATACTCCTTTAAGGTACCAGCAGTTACTACTACTACTCCTCCCTGTTTAACATCATTCTCATACTTATCTGCTGTAACAAGTATTCTGTTAAACATCGGCTTTATTTTCTTAATTTTCAACATTTCTTCTCCCTTATCTGTTTTATAAACTTGAGTCTCTTTTTCATACCTAACATCCTATCATAAGTGCAAGTCAATTTACCCAGTGATGGAATGTTGAAATTTGTTCTTAACTTAGCAAAATCCTCTTCATTAAGATTATCCTTTAATGGCAAGGACTGTATGGATTGGTTAATGAATAACCAAAATGCCTTATATGTTTTATCTACCACTTCTTTAGGTAAATTCAACTCTTCAGAAACCTTACCAATTATATCAGGATAATTCATTTCAATTCAAAAAGTAACAATAGTTGGAAAGTGCCAGTCTCATCAATGTTAGGAATAAACCTTGGATTAATCTTGCCATCAATGATAACCTTATTCTTCCTTAGCTTGCCCATAATTACTTGAAAGTGTGGGAGAGTGATATTGCACTCTTCCCTTACTTTCTTCTTTGTATCTTCACTCATTGTAACCTTATCAAGTATCTCATTGTCCTTGATAACTTTACTGAGCTCATATCTCTGCTTAACAAAGGATGTAATTACATCAATCTCTCTATCAGTTAGCTTATGAAGAGGCTCTAAAAATTCAAACCAATATCTAAAGAATTTACCATTTAATGAAGTGGGGATTCTAACTATATTGTTAACCTTCTTCATCTTGTAATTTACTCTTCAGTTTTAATATCTGGTGTTTCCTCTTCCTTGTTATCTTCCTCAGTCTCTTCAGGAACTGTCATAATTTCCTCAATCTCAGCAATACACTTTTCAAGGAAGTCCTGCTTGAACATATGTCCATTCTCTACTACCTTAAACAAGTAGTCAAGTCTCTTGAACATATTACCCATATTAGCAGCCTGTAACTTCATATACAACTGCTTAGCCTGCTCACTAAGCTGATGAGCTATGTTCTCTAACTGCTCATAAGACATCTTCTCAGGTCTCTCTGTTTCCTTTGTTGTTGGCTGCATCTCTACAACCTTTCCCTTTTGCTCTTCCATTTTACTTTATAATTAAATTGTTAATACTCTTCAAGGTATCTGTGTCCATATCTATTCTTGTAGAGGGTCTCCCATTCCTCTATTGAACATTCTCCTATATCAGTGGAGCCACACTCATCACAGTAAGAATCCTCCATTCCTGGAATGTTCCTAATATTCAATGATAGACAATGCTTGCAGTATAATACTGGCACTTCATTGTAATCATTAGGCTGATTTTCTGTGTTTAAGTTGCTCATAAATCATCTTCTTTCTGTCATTCAGACTATTCTTACCATGCTTAGCATTGTTAAAAGGTCTCTTAGGATAAATAAATCCATCAAGAGATATATGACTTCTTCTGATTGCTCTCCCTACAGACTTAAACCTGCTTACTGCTTCATAGGTTCTCAGGTGAAGAATACCTCTTTCATAGAAATCTCCTACAATATCTACTCTATTCTTCTTTATGTAATCCTTGAACTCCTCTTCACTCATCAAGGGTCTTTCTATTGTCTTCTGCTCTTCCATTTCCATAATGTTTTTATTTAAAGTAAATTAATACAAACTGACCATTTTCTTTAAGTAGAGAAACTATATCCCCTCTCTTAATTCCTTCCTCATTGGCTGACCTTACAATACCTCTAATTGTAGTATCAGTTAATGCAGTCATAACTTGATGAACCTCTGAACCATTGGTCTTTTTGGTTCTTGTCATCTTTGCCTTTTCTATCTCTTCCATATTACATAAATTAGTTGCGGGGGAGAGACTCGAACTCTCAACCTCAAGGTTATGAGCCTTGTTAGCTACCATTGCTATCACCCCACGATGTATATTTGAGCAGATAGTGGGAATCGAACCCACACATTAACATTGGAAGTGTTACATACTAACCTTTATACTATACCTGCATTTGAGTAGATAATCAGACTTGAACTCATAAGCTCTACTGAGCGAGGGATTTTAAGTCCCTTGTGTTTACCTATTTCACCAAGGAGGCATCCATTATATTAATAAGGTCTTACATCACATAAGTGGAATAAGTAGTCATACTTATTGATATTCTGAATAAAGGTCTCACATTCAGATGTTATACCTTTATATATGGTCTCTTGAGGAATCTTATCATAGAATGCAATAGTAGCAGACTTAACTTCACTTATAAAGTCAAAAGCATTCAGTACATCACTTGAAGTTCCTTTGATTACATTAGGTTGCATCTTGCCAAGTATTCCCATGTATCCTTCTGCAAGCCCATCCTGATAATCTGACAATATATCAAGAAACTCATCAAGATATACATGGATATTCTTCTTAGGTGCTGCCCAATGCAGATTCTTACACTTAGTCTTCCAACCTTCAAGCTGATTTAAGAAGTTGATAAAGAACTGAGAACCAGATACTTCTGTACTTCTGCTTGATTCCATTGGAGTAAATAGGCTATCTTCTTCAAACATATTCTCTTATTTTGATGGTGCAAAGTTAAACAAAATATTTCAATTAACCAAATATTTTAACAATTATTTTCAAATTATTTTTAGTACCCTCTAAGAGACTCGAACTCTTACACTACTATTACTTCATGTCTGCTTCTAAGGCAGATGTGTCTACCAAATTCCACCAAGAGGGCATTAGTACTCCTGAAGAGAGTCGAACTCTTAATCTTTATTTCAAGCCCTGACTTTTGAGGTCAGTGTGTATTCCAATTCCACCACAGGAGTATATAGTGGGTACTCAAAGAATTGAACTTTGTTCTAAGGATTTTCAGTCCTCCGCAATGTAACCATACCTGCCCAGTACCCATAATGACTTATTTGTGTCTCTACCCACATCACTTTCCATAAGTCAAGGACAAAGATTTCTATTGAAGTGGGGCAGAAAGGAATTGAACCTTAAATAGCCTGAGGCAGTGGATTTACAGTCCACACTAATTCACCACATTAAAGCTACCCCATATAATATTTATTACTCACTCCAACATCAAAGGAACTATATTCCAACTGGAATAGTTCCTGTAGGTGTCCAAGCATAAGCCTTAGCAGCTTGTCTAAAGTATGCTTTAACACCTCTCTTAATTAATGAAATAGCCTTTTTCATAACAATAAAAATTTAGAGTTAATAATATGTTATGTTCCCCCATAAGGAGTCGAACCTTACTCTCAGGATTAAAAGTCCAGAGCATCCACCACCAATGCTTTGGGGGAATATTTGCCAAGGTTGAGGTTGTGCTCCCACAAGGACTTGAACCTTGAGTCCACAGTTTAAGAGACTGTTGCTTTAACCAATTCAGCTATAGGAGCATTATTTCTTTTCATACTTTTCAGACCATGCTTTAGTAATACCTGCTGATGCAAATACTCCAGCAACAGCACCTATATAAGCAGCAAGACCATTAAGGTCTGTCTGTATAGTATGGTTATAACACACTTCTATTATAAGAAGTACAGCAGGAACTAATAGTAGGATTAAACCTATTAAGGTAACTGCCACTAAGAAGAAGTTCTTTGAAGAAACTCCTGTATTATTCTTTATAAGTTTATCTATATAACACATAGACTTGGAGGTGGGATTTGAACCCACGAATCATCAGATTTGCAGTCTGTGCCCTTAGACCACTCAGGTACTCCAAGATAGTACTGGCAGAGGGGCTTGAACCCACATGCAACCTATTACCCTTTCTACTGTGTATAAGACAGAGGGGATATGCCAGTATATTGGGGTGTTAGATGGGATTTGAACCCATGCCATAAGGAGCCACAATCCTCTGCTCTACCTGACTGAGCTACTAACACAGTGCTGATGGAAAGACTCGAACTTTCAACTACTGCCTTATGAGAGCAGCCTTCTACCATTGAAGTACATCAACATATATTCCTTAAAGACAAGGAATTAGAGTGGGCAAGTAAGGACTTGAACCTTCATTACTACCTTATCAGAGTAGCTTCCTGACCAATTAGAAGACATGCCCATTTTGCAGATTCAATAGGAATCGAACCTATAACTTTAGTTTTGGAGACTAATGTTTTACCATTAAACTATGAACCAATATTAGCTGTAGGTAGTGGATTTGCACCACTGGTCTCCCCAATCTCAATGGGGCAAGATTACTACTTCTCCAACCTACAAAACATCAAGTCATTGATTACTTCTCCTTATTGCACTCATAGAACTTTCAGAAATGATGGCATCAAGTATTGCAAGCTACTTGACTAAACTCCTTGCAAAAGTTTTTGCGGGACCTGTAAGACTCGAACTTACATCTAAGGGTTAACAGCCCCTTGTTCTAACCTTTGAACTAAAGACCCATTTATGTTGCTCCTATTAGAATCGAACTAATGACCTTTTCCTTGTAAGGGAACTGTTCTAAACCACTGAACTAAGGAGCATTGATAGGGCAGTTTCTTTAACCTCTAACTGCCCAAAAGAGGGTTCAAGCAAAAGCTCAACATTATGAAAACATGAAAACATAGTGTGGACCTTGTGAGATTTGAACTCCTCTAAAACATTGCAAATGTCTTGTGCTAACCTGATTACACTACAAAGCCCATTTAAGTATGGGTACTTGGACTCGAACCAAGGACAACTGGCTCCCAAAGCCAGCATTCTACCTACTGAATTACACCCATATATTGCGGAGAGCATTGTACTCGAAACAAATACCTTATTAGGGTACTCACTATTTAGCAGATAGGACTATCACCTTGATAGTTTACTCTCCATACTTTCATTCACCAATATGTCAAAGAACACCTATTATTGCGGAGAGATGAGGTCCCGACCCCCAAGCATTTTACTGCTCCCATTGTTTTCAAGACAAGTCCCAGTCCCACTGAGTTACCTCTCCATTGCCTACCTACCTCTGTAGGATAGGACTTCAGTAGATTAAAAGTGGATTAGCAGGATGTGGGAGAATTGAACTCCAATCTCCTGATTGACAGTCAGGCACATTAACCACTATGCTACACACCCTAAGTTGTAGAGCTATTGGGAATTGAACCCAAATTTCTGCCTTGAGAGGGCAGTTACCTAACCATTAGTAGATAGCTCTATATTGTATTGGGTATGGGACTCGAACCCATAATCTCCACATTGAAAGTGTGGTGACTTAACCACTTCGTCTAACCCAACATTTAGTACTCCCTGAGGGACTCGAACCCCCAACCAAAGGCTTAGAAGACCCATGTTCTTCCATTGAACTAAGGGAGCATTTTCTCTTTTACTATTGTTACCCCAATAAGACTCGAACTTATGTTACAGGAGCCAAAATCCCGTGTAATAACCAACTATACTATGGGGCAATAAAAAAGAATGTTACTCTAAACAACTGGTTAAAGTAACATTCCTAATAATGGAAATTTCCTAAAACCAATCTCTCTTTCTCAATTGCTCTGCAAAGGTAAGCAAAATATTTGAAACCACCAAACTTTTTCCCAATTATTTTTAATTCAAGCATCATTTTCTTGTCATGAAGGAGTAAAGTTAGGCTTTGGCTTTAGGTCTAATCTATATTCTTTAAGTAATTCCTACTAACTTGTTAGCCCAAGATTCAGTATAAAAACTGTAGTAGTTCCATTTAATTCCTATCTTACTACATAGATAATGCACTATGTTATGTAGTAATGATGGGATTCCTATCACTATCAAATATAGTGGACCTAATATATCAGATTGCTTACTATGACCACATTCATGTTGAATAGACTTTTGTGATGACATAGGATTCACAAAGAGGTAATCTCCTAATGACATAGCTGAAGGTAGAGCAATATTCACTATAATAGTATTGCCACCTACATTACCTTCTCTATATGCAGCTTGGCACAATATACCCTCTATACATAGAGCAAGCATATTCTGTGGAAACTGCCATAACCATTTAATAGAATCCTTAATGTAATTACTTATCTTCTTCATTCTTGTATATAGTAATATCCCTGAAGCTTTGTTATGGCTTCATAAGAGTTATTTCTAATCTCCTTTTAACTACTAACTTCATTAGACCAGTTCTTGATTATACCCCTATAGCATGATTCCCTGTGCCTTTTCTCAGGTGGATATGCTCATGCAATCTAACTTATATAGTAGCAATTTTAGTAGTATTGGGGACAACCTCCTCTCTATGTAAGTGTGAGAGTACTAACCCAACTTCTAACCCATTACTTTTTAACCTCATGGGTGAGAGGTTAATCCACCATTAACCTCTACTGGGATGCAAAGGTAAGCAAAAGTTTTGATATATGCAAATATATAAATGAAAAATTTATAGGAAAAATAATTTTCTATTTTTTTTTTACTGCCTTTTCCACACTTTTCCAATTAGTATAGGGTAGATTTTGACCCCCCCCCATCTACCTCTCTAATTTTTTTTTTGAATTTTTTTTTTTGATATTTACAGGAGTGGTACTTACACCAACCACACCCTCCCCATCACTTAGCCCAAGGGGGTCCTACCCCCGTAAGCCAAAATTAACATTATTAATCATTTAAACATTTAAGCATTATGGCAAATTTAGTTTTCAACGAGACTTTGACAGTTGAGCAGTTTAAGTCTGCTCAGGGTGTATCACGTATTGATGTCAAGAAAAATCCAAAAACTGGAAAGTTATTCTTCACATTTGGTGCCAAGACTGGCGCTGTAGCAGTGAAGGGCATTCCTCAGCATCCTATGCTGAGCAATGTCACTGGCTCTGATGGTAGCTCATTCTGGCTTCTGCATGAGGAAGGTCAGGGAGGTGCACCTGTATTGGCAACATTCTAGCAGGGAGGCAGCAGGCAGAAATGCCTGCTTGCCTTTTTATTTCCTCTAAACATTAATAATGTTTAATCCTTTGAACATTAATAGTTTTATGTGTAAAAGTTATATGAGTAGGTATTAGTATGCTCTTAGTATAACTCTAAGATATGTTACACATTATATTATATGTAATAGGATTTAATTCTGTTAGTGATTAGAGTGAGATGAAGAATGCTCTATTTACATCTCTTCCTGACAAGAGGATTAGAGAGGTAAGTAGAGTGTTTAGGAGTTCAGTGCATTGAGTAAGTAGGATAGGATAATAGAGTGTGGAATACACTTTATATCCTATCTTTCTTGTTTTGTGTTGAATGTAACTTGTTGATTTATTGAGAGTTAATAGTATGGACTGACATATTGTCAGATGTGT